CTGGGACCGCACCACGATCCGCGAGACGCGCGAGCCGATCCGCCTTCCGGAGCCCTACGACATCGAATGCGCCATCGCCGCGGCGCCCCGAGCGATGGCTCCTCTGATCCGCTTCGCGCAGTATACCGGAATGCGCCAGGAGGAGATCGCGAGCCTCGAATGGCCGCAGATCGACAAGGCCGGCCGCACCGCCACCCTGACCCGCACGAAGAGCGGAAGGACCCGAGTCGTGACCCTCGACGAGCGGGCGGCCGTCGCACTTGCCGTCGCAGTTCGGCACGTCCGCTCGCCGGTCGTGTTCTGGCACGACGACGGACAGCGCTACCACAACCTCGCCAGCCAATTCGGCGCCGTCATGCGCCGCGCGATTGCCTTGGCGAAGAAGGAGCGCCGCCCGATCCCACAGCGATTCCGCTTTCACGATCTGCGGCATTGGTACGCGGTGGACTATCTCCGCGCCGGCGGGAACATCTATAGGTTGTCGAAAACGCTCGGTCACACCTCGGTCAAAACGACCGAGATTTATCTCGACTTCCTGCCGCCGGAAGCGCAAGAGAGGGCGAAGTTTGGGGAGGGCCTGGCGTCGCAGTGACGCAAATCGCGAACCCTCGCCCGTCGCAAATCACGTCGCATGAGTAGCGGTTTCCCGCAGAACGAACGGACAAGGCATTGAAATATAATGCTGGATGGGTGGCCGAGAGGTTTAAGGCACCGGTCTTGAAAACCTTGGTGTGAACCCTTGAAATCGGTCATTTCTCTAGGATTTCTGCGGGGAAAATCGCGAAAAACCGGTCACGAGTAGAGTTGCGCACCGTCGCACAACCCGTCGCACTTTCTCCCCACCTACGCCTCCGCCGCACCCACGCGATCGCCTCACCTCTTGGGAGGCCTGGGCGGCGGAATCAGCGCCAGGATCACGATGAGGAGGGCGAGGACCAGCGCTGCGATCGCGCCGCCGACATGCGGCGGAAACACAATCTCGACGACCGGTGCGCCGGCCACCGCCGACGGATCAGCGGACATCGTGGCGATGATGCACGCCGTCGCGCAGCGCATCGACCTGACGCCGCAATGCCTCGACTTGGTCGCGCAACCGCTCGGCCGCCTGCCGCAGCTCGCGGCGCGAGATGTGAGGGACGGCCGGCGCGACGACAACCTGCGGCGGCTTGACGATGACCGGCGGCGCGGACGGTGCCGGCATGGCATGCGGTGGCGCAGCGGGTGCCGGCGGCTTGCCGCAGGCGGCCAGCGCCGCGGCCAGCGCCAGCGCGGCAGTGGAGCTAACGGACCGGCTCATCGCTTCAACACCCTTCGCAGATCGTCGAGCTGCGCCGAGATCGTCGCGAGCGTCGAACTCATCGTGTCGAGACGCAGTGCCAGCGCGGCATCGGCCTGCCGGCGCGCCTCGTTCTCTGCCCGCCGCTCGGCTTCGAGCGCATCGACCCGCGCCGACAGGCCGGACAGCGAGACGCGCTGGTCGGCAATCTGCCCTTCGATGCGATCGCCCCAAGCGAGCGCGGCGAGCGCGATGAAGATGATCGTCGCCAGCGTCTGCAGGCCGTGGCCGAGCCAGTCGCGGCGCGGCGGCGGGGCTTCTTCTTGTTTGTAAGGGATTGGTGCCGTTCCGGGCATCATGCGGCCTCAACCTGTGGTGAGGGCGAGGTTAACGGCCAGCGCGTAGAGAATCCCCTCGGCGTTGCCCGTCGGGCTGCCGTCGCTCAACCCCGTGATCGTGGTCTGCGCGGCAATCATCTCCAGGTTGCGATTGACGACGTCATCCACCCGCCCGGCCCGATCCCGGTCAGCGGGACCAGCATCCACCACCCGGATTTGATCGCGTAGTTCGAACGCGCGCGACCGTTGGCGCGATGGCGTATATCCACAGCGCCGTGGTTCACTGCCGTAAATCATGGTCCATGGCGTGTGGGCGAGGGGGTATGGCGGTGGGGGTTAGCAGTGTGTAACAACACCAAGGGAGGTGGCGAAGGCGGCGGATGGTGCGCCGCTACAGGTTACTGCGGCTGTGCCGGCCACCACAACCCGCTGTCCCGGCTGGATGATAGTGGTTCCGGTGTCTGTTGAGTTATCGATAATCTGGGATGTCGTTGCATTTACGAGATTGCCCGTGATGGTATTGAGTGTTGTACCGTTATCCAATCCAATTCCTGTGTTTAGGGGGGCTCCGCCATCGACGCCAATGAAATTTCCAGTAATACTTATGCCCGCGGCTCCGGATTGCAGATGAATGCCATATAGTAATTCCTGTCCGACCACGCCCTCGCACGATGAAGCAATGATATTTCCACTGACTATTGCATTGGCGGAGTTGATCGATAGCCCGGTAGCGGCATTGGCGCCGACTGCGTTTCCGCCGCCACATAGCGAGCTGCCGATGATTTGTGTGTCTGGGAATTGGATTGCGATATTGCCGCCACCTGATCCCATTTGACGAAATCCGATGATACGTAATCCGGTAACCGTGCCGCCAAACGGGTTTTCCGCGTAGATGCCGGTGGCGTTATTCCATGTTCCGGCGCCCTTCCAGTTGCCGACATCGCCAGCCCAGCTATTGGATATTGATATTCCTTCGACCGTGCCGCCTGCGGCCGGTGCGATGTGTAGGCCGTCTGAGTATGTGCTATCGCCGAGGACGGTATGATCAAAAAACGTCCATTGCACAGTGGCGCCGGATGGCGGAGCGATTTTCGTGCCGATATTGGAGAACAGGATGTCGTTGCTTGTGACATAGCCGCCGCCGGCATTGACGAACAACATGCCTGTTCCATACGCGCCCGTGCCTGATGCGCTGTTGCCCTGCAGCGCGATCAGGTTGCCCTCGATGCGGGCATCGATGCTTTGAACCGCGGCGGTTCCAATTGTCATTCCGGTACAAGCCCCGTCGTTTGGTTCGTTGAACCCTGATACAACGTTGTAGAGATATTGGTTATTGTTTCCTATTTCGAGAATTCCATTGCATGGGTCAGTAAGCGATAATCCTGTGGTTATGACATGATTGGCATTGACCGTAAGGACATATCCGGACGTATTCTGTCCGGAAGCGTTTGCAACGATCGCGAAATTTTCCAACGTGGTGCCATCCGCTCCGGCATTGACGGTCAACAGGTTGAGGTTTGGCGCGCAGGCTTTGAAGCCGCTGGTTATTGTACTGACTGTCTGAAATGGAGACTGGGCGCCAATAATCCTAAGTGGTTTTGACCATGATATTGATCGGATGCAGTAAAGTCTCTGTCCGAGATAAAGCGTTCCCCCCGCGCTTGGTGAGGTCGCGGCGTTGACAGCGGCTTGTACTGCGGCGGTGTCATCTGTTGTGCCGTTGCCGACCGCGCCGAAATCCATTGGCGTGATGATGCGGCTGGTGAGTGTCGACAGGCTCGATGCGGTGGTGCCCCCAGACGGCGTGACGGTGCCCGCGCCGATCGGACCGATGACGGGCGGGCCGCTGCTCACCTGCTGCGCCGCTGCGGGGCTGCAGCACAACAGTCCCGCAATCGCGCCGCAGAGGGCGGGGCGCAAACGCATGGGATCTCTCCTCCGGATTACGGCTTAGGCGGTTCTTCTGCCGGGACGGCGCGCAACTCGTGCCGGGCGAGGTGCGGCTCGGCCGTGTCGCGCACCCGCCGGTGCAGCGGCGCGCGGGACGGCGGCGGCGTTTTCGTTGTCGGCCGCCTCCCGTGGGCCTTCAGCCCACGGACTTGATCCGCGGGGAAAGCCGGGATTGGCGGCGCGGATGGTTGCGGCATCAGTGGAGAGCGGCCGCTCCCGAGGCCGCCTGTGGCCCGAGAAGCTGCGCCCGCTTGGCCGCGAGCGCGGCGCGGACAATGTCGGGATAGCGCATCATCACCAGGCTGCGCGCCGTCTCGCGGGCGCCGCGGATGGCGCTCGTCAGCATGTCGTGCTGCACGCCGGCCGGGAGCATCGCGAAGCCGGGCATACGCACGATCGCATCGACCCGCATCTTCGCCATGCGGCCGGCGGTGCGGGAAAAGAGGTCATATTGCTCGTCGGACAGCGCGACGCCGCGGATCTTGCGCGGCAGTTGCGCGGGAAAGACGCCGAGCCGCAGCAGCGCCTGGTTTGCCGGATCGGTGTTGATGCGGCTCTCATAGAGCGCCGTCACCTCGGGAACCAGCGCCTGCCGGTTCGGGATCGGCTGGCCCCAGATATCGTAGCGCGGCGGCAGGGTCTCCGAGACGAACGGGATCTTGGCCTTGATCGCGTCGAGCACGCTGCGCGTCTGCCGCATATAGGGATCGAGCGTGCGCGCGGTCTGCGACAGGCCGACCGAGAACGGCACGAAGGACGAAAAGAAGCCCTTGGCCCAACTCTCGCCGTGCTGCGTCGGCTCCTCGATCGCGCCGAGCAGCTCGGACGGCCCGCGCAGAAAGCTCTCGTCGAGGATGTTGCGCGCGACCGCGTGCACCGCCATCGCCGCGGTGTTGGCGAGGTCGCCCTTTGCGGCGTAGCCGGCGACGTCCCACAGATCGGCGGCGATGCCGAGCCCGATGCCGAGCACGCCGAGCCGATGGATCTGATAGTATATGTCGCCGATGCGCACCGAATAGGGCTGCCAGCCGGTCAGATACTTGACCGAGGCCTCGCGCGGGTCGGAAGGCGGCGAGCCGGTCAACAGCCCCTCGGCCGCGAGACTGCCGCCCAAGAGCATCAACGCCGAGCCGGCGATCATGCGCCCGGCCGCGAGATCCTGCGCCGCGCCGCCGTTGCGGCCCAGCAGATCGTCGCGGATGCGCGGCGACAACAGCCCGACCGGGGTGCGCTCGACAAGGGCGCTGTCCATGATGTTGGCGGTGATCGTCACGAACGGATCGACGAAGCGCAACGGGCGCAAGGTGCCGAGCGGCAGCGTGCGGCCGCCCGGCAGCGGCACGTCGGGCAGGGCGACGCCGGCGTCGACCAGCGAGGCGAAGCGCTGGCGCAGGCTGCCGTAGGGCGCCTTCTGCATCATCGCGTCCTCGCCGGCCTCGGCGATCGCCCGCCGCATCATGTCTTCGGTCGGGTCGACCGTCAGCGCGCGGATGCGGGCGGCGAGATCGTCGCCGGCGCGCCCTTCCTCGGCGGCGGTCCGGTACGCCTGCGCCGCGATGCTGCGGGTGTAGCCGGCGGTGCGCGACAGCGCATGGATGGCATTGATCAGCCGCCCGGGCGATTCGAGGACCGTGCCGGCAATGCCCGGGATGACGCGGGTGCGGAACGGCTTCGCCGCCATCTCCTCGCCCGGCAGAAGCTGCGTCTCGTTCGATTTGAACGCCCGCCAGGCAGCTTTCCAGCCGTCGCGCGCATAGCCGCGCATGAAGCCGTAGAGCCCGGCCGGCACTTCGCCGAAGCGCACGCGGTCGGCCGCCGCATCGCCCAAGAGGCCGCGCAGCTCGCCGACGATCGCCGCAGCGCCGCGCTCGGCCGTGCCCTTCCACAGGCTGAACAGCGCGTTGGCGACGGCATAGGTGCCGTGCGTCGCCGGGCCCGAGATCAGCGCGTTGACGAAGAAGCTCTGCAGCCAATCGAACAGGCCGGTCTTGTCGCTGTCGGCGACGAATTTCGAGACCTGCGCCGGGGTGTCGAGCTCGAGGCCGAGCTGCGCCTCCCGGCGCATCTGGAACAAGGTCCGCCCGGTCGCGGTCTCGAGGAACTGCTCAAGCGGCTCGTCGCGCGCGCCCTTGAACGCGCGGAACGCCCTGAGCGCCCGCCCGGCCTCGGCGGTGATCCCGGCCACCTGTCCCTGGATCATACGATGCCGCGCCTTCGCCTCGGCATAGCGCAGCACGTCTTCCTCGCTGCCGAAGGCGGCGCGGGCCATCGCGTCGCGCACCGCTGTCGCCGATTGGATCAAGAGTTTGCGCGCGGCCACGACCTGCTCGGCGTTGAAGGCCTCGCCGATCCGGCGCCGGTTCAGCTTCGCCGCGTCCATGCCGAGCGCGTCGGCGAGAGCGAGCACCTGCGCGTCCGAGACGACGCCGCGGCGCTCGGCGACGAACGCGTCGTTCTCGTCGGCCGCGTCGCGGATCGCCTCGTTGACCGACTCGGGCGTGCCGAGCAGATCGAGCCGGATGTTGCCGGCCTTGTCTACGAACTCGCTGCGTCCCCCAATGGTCCCTTTGGCATCGGGGAAGAAGTCGTTTGGTCCGTCTGGGGTCCCCGCGCGATCTGTGATCGCGCGGGGCTGGGGCGGCGGCTCTTCTGCCGTTGCGCCGCCGCGGCGAGCCCCAGCGCCGCCTCCGCCTGGTCGAGCGCCTTCTTGTATAGGAGCCTCACCGGCTGCGGCAGGTCCGGATCGCCCAGCGCCGCCAGCGCCCGCTCGCGGCCTTCCAAGAGCTGCTCCTCGTCGATCGGCATTCTCGATGTCCTCAAGGCTCTGCGGCGTGCCGTATTCGAGTTCCGGGCGCCACTCGCGACCGTGCTCCTCGGCCCAATGCTGCGCCGCCCGATCGGCCTCGGCAAGCGCGCTCTCGTGCCGGATGGCGAGCCGCTCGGCCATCGTCTCGGCCGCTTCCAGGCCGACCCTGTCGGCGATCGCGTCGAAGAACTGTTCGCGCGAGAGGCCGCGCGGATCGACGCCGCGCTCCTGGGCGAGGCGGTCGATCTCCTCGTTCTGGGCCAGCGCCCGCTCGTATTCGGCGGCGGCGGCGCGGTCGTGCTCGGAATAGCGCGGGCGCTGTTTCAGGTCCTCTTCGATCGCATCGAGCAGCGATTGGATGTCCGGGCGCTCGGCGTATTCGGGCAGGTAGCCTTCTTCCCACGCCCGGAGCGCCGCCTCGTCGAGCGGCAGGCCGTTGCGGTTGACGAGCCCGATGCGGCCCCTGGCGCCGCCGATAATCGCGCGCACGTCGCCGCCTTCGTCGCGCACGCCGCCCTGCTGTTTCAGCCACGCGACGAGGCGCAGCGGCTGGCGCGGCACGCGCTCGTAGGGCGTTATCTCCGGGGATCGGCGAGCTGCTGTTTCAGATGCGCGATGGCCTTGCGGCGCAACCTCGCCTCCGCCCGGTAGGAGCGCTCCTGCTCCTTCACGTGCGCCCGCAGTTCCGGCGACAGGTTCGGGCGCAGGCCCATGACGATCAGATGGTTCACCCGGCGGCGCGCCTCCGCCAACTCCTTCTCCTGGTGCGCCAATTCCTCGTGCGGCGATCTCATCCTTTACCTCCGGCGCGGTGCGCTCTTCGGTCTCGGCGCGCACCTGCTCGGCGACCTGCGCCGCATGCGTCGGCAACGTGCGCGCGGCCGCGGCCTCGTGCGTGTCGGCCAAAGTGCGCGGCGGCTCTTCCTCGCGTGCGATTATAGTCCGTCCCGGCTCGTGCGACAGCATGCGGTCGAACACGCCGCGGATGTCGTCGGTGATCGGCCGGCCGAGCTGCCTGGCGCTCTGATAGATCGCCGTGAGCCATTGACGGAACTGCGCGAATACTCTGGCAAGCGCTTGGCTGGGGGCGCGGCCCTCCCTCATGTATTGCTCGAAGCCGCGGGCGAAGCGCTCATGCATGCGCGTGGTGATGTAGCCGTCCGGCTTTGTGCCGAGCCACTTGCGCACCGTCTCGGCATCGTCCTTGAGCGATTGCGGGGCGAGCGGGTGCGCGGCGTCGGCGACGAGGTTTTCGAGCCATGCATGTCCGGTCTCGTGAATGAAGGTCGAAGCGTCGGCATGCTCAAGGAGGGTGATGGTGGCGCGGGCCTGCTTCGTCGCGAGCCGGATTTTGCCGCGTTGGGCTTGCTCGAGCTCGTCTTCCGGTCCTATATTTGAGTTGCTGCTTTGGCTCCCTGGGTCGAAGGGAGACTCGCCTGACGGCGAGGAGACATCTGGGCCCGGTTGTCTCTGAAGCGGTGCGCTGCTCTGGCTCCCTGGGGAATTAAAGGGAGAACCGCCCTCCAGCGGCGAGGCGCCTGGACCCGGACGCCTCCAGAGCAGTTCTTGATTGCGGAAGTAGCTCGGGCGATACAGCCCCGCCGTGGTGACGGTCCAATGAGAGCCGTCCGCTGACGGACGCAGCTCGACGACAGCAATCCGCACCCGCCCGTTTGGCTTCGCCAACAGTAGCCGGCCATCGCGTGCCTGATATATTTCGGCAAAGCCATTGGCGACATCTGCGACGAGTTCGGCGGCATCTCTGTATCCGGCGGTCCGGATCTGGGTGCCGTGGCGCGCTTCGATGTGCCGCTCGCCATAGGCATCATTGCCTTCCGGCAGCCGGATCGGTGCCGCATCGCGGCCTACCGCAGCGGCTATATCCGGAGTGATCTCGCCCAGGGTATCGGAGCCGTCGGCGCGGGCGACGAAACGCTCGCCGCCGCGCTCGACATAGCGCGCCTCACCCTCGCCGATGGGTATTGGCTCCGGGCCGGGCACGCCCTGGGCATACTCCATCGCCCGTTTTGAGGCCCCGCGGCCGGCGACGATGCGCGGCGCATCGCGGGCATAGAGATCTTCCGGCGTGCCGAGCCGGCCGGCAAAGCGCGCGGCGCGCGTCTCGTAATAGGCGGCGACGAGTTGTCCGGCGGCGGTGGCCTCGTCCTGCGGGCGTCCGGCGGCGACGAGTTGCCGCGCCACGTCGCTGGCGATGCCGCCGGGCGGTAGCGGCTTCTTCTCTTGCAGAGCCGGCTTGCCGCCTTCCGGTTTTGGCTCGGCCGTTTGCGCCTCCGGCGGCGCGACGATCATCGGCGGCTCGGGGTGTTCCAGCGGCAGCTCGGCCTGCGTTTGCCCGGAAATCGCTTCCGGAGGCGCAGGGGGCGCGATTGCTGGTTCGGGCTGTTGGACGGCGGCCGCGGTTGCCTCGGCTGTCGGCGCCGCGGCGGTGGGGCTGGACGGCGCGATTTCCGGCCACGGCTGCGGCATCCGCGTCGCGGCCTCGCGGTAGGCAGCCGAGACATCGACCGCCAGATCGCGCATCCGGTAATCGGTCTGCATCAGCGCTTGGCGCACGCGCTGCATGTCCGGGGTGTCGCGGCTCGTCGCCGCGGCGATCGCCTCCTCGCGCGTCTCGGCGAGCGGCGCGCGCTGCTTTTCGAGATCGTCGATGCGCGCCTGGTAGATCTTCGTGCGGCGCGGATTGGTGCCTTCCAAGCGCTGCCGCTCGCGGGCGATCTGCCGATCAAGGTCGGCGATCTCGGCGGTGTGCGGCGCGTTCGCCTCGGCATCGCGGCGCCGCACCTCGGCGAGATCGCCGAGCCAGCGCCGGAAGGTCTCTTTGCGCGCGGCAAGCGCGTCGTACTCCCTGAACGTGTCGGGCGCGATCTGGCGGGCGATAGTGTGAATGTCGGGTTCGGGCTCGGTTTCGCGCGCGCCGACATTGGGCTCTTCCGAGATGGTCTTGTCCGGTTCGGTCCCGGCCGGCGGCTGCTCCTCGGCGGTGGATTTCGTCGCGTCGGCGATCGCTGCGGCGTGCGCCTCTGCTGGTTCTCCTGTGGCCGGGGGCGGCTTTTCCTCTGCCGCTGTGCCATCCCATCCGTGTTCACCCTTGCCGATGACGCCGAGATCGCGCGCCGCACCGATCTCGCGTGGGCTGAGGGCGTGCGGCAGGTGCGGCGCCTCGGGCAGCAGCGCTTCCGGCAACGCCGCGATGTCGCGCGCCAGGGTCGGCGGCGCGCCGGCTTCGAGCGCGGTCTGTTCGGCCGCGCCTTGGGCGCCGCGGAAAGCGCCCTGGATCGCGCGGTTGACGACATCGATCGCCGTCGCCGCCGGTCGGATCAACGCCTCGTTGAACGAGCGGACGAGGCTCGCCTGGCCGCTCCGATAGTCGTTGAAGATGCCGGTCTTCTTGAGCCATGCCTCGCTGTCCGGCGACAGGCCGAGCGGTTCCGAGCCCCATCCCTGCCCGTAGCCTTGCCCGAAGGCGGAGAGCACGCGCCCGGCGGCGCTGACGCCGGTCTGGAAATAATGATCGAGCGCGCCGCCTGCGCGCGCCCACAGCGAATCGCTCGGGGCGTTGGCGTGCGCGAGCAGGTCGTCGAGGCTCTTGAACGGCGGCGAGCTTGCGCCTGTGGAGGGCGGCGCGTTCTGCGGCCCAGCCTTGGCGAGCAGGTCGTCGAGGCTCCGGAAGGGTGCGTCGGGCATCAGCGGACGCTCTCGGCGCCGATCCGGTTGAGCTGCTGTTCGGGTGTCTCACCGCGCGAATAGAACGTGCCAGGCTGCTCGGGTGGGGCGGTCGCCGATGCCGGTGCGGGCGGTTTCGTCGCCGGGGCAGCGATCCAACCGTGCGCGAGAGCAATCGCCTGCGCCTGATCGCGCGTGATGTGGCCGGCCTGGAACGCGGCGGCGAGCGCCTGCGGGGTGTCGATATCGGCCGCCGAAGCGGCCCCGCCGGGCGCGTTCTCGTTCAACAGATCCGATGTCCACTGCGACATCGGCCGTTTGAACGCGGCGATCGACTTGCCGATATAGTTCGGGCTATTGGGGTCGAAAATGTCGGACGGGGTTTTGCCCGCCGCTCGTGCCTTCTCGATCGCCGGCAAGGCCTGCGCCATGAATTTGAGGTACAGTTCCTCGCCCCGCGGATCCTTGATGTGCAGCCCGTCGTCGGCGCCCGAGATCTCGCCGTGCGCGGTGCGGAAGAACTGGCGCTCCATCTCGGTCCATGCCGCGGCCTCGGGCGTGCCGCGTCCGGCGATGATCTTCGACAGCGCATCGACGCCCTTCAAGGTCAGATCGCCGCCCGGGCCGGCGTGGCGCATGATCTCGGCTTGGTCGGTGATGCGCGTCGGATCGCCCGGCGGTGCCGTCACGCGCTTGTAGAGCGACCAGAAAGCCGGGCCATAGGTCTGCGTCGCCTCGGCGACGTCGCTGCCGCTCTGCTTGACGGCAAAGCGCTGGTACATGTCGAGGAGCGCCCGCCGCGTATCCGGCAGCAATGCCGGGTCGCTGCCGATCTGCGCCGCCGTCAGGGTCGGGTGGCCGCTCGACAGGTCGGCGATGATTTCGTTCGCGCGCGCCTGGCTGGCGTCGTGGAGCTGCTGTTCGTGCAGTTGCCGCGCGTGTTCCTGGTCGGCCCAGTGCGCGGCGTAGTTGACGCGGGCGAGATCAATCGCCTTGGCGAGGACCTGCGGATCCTGGATCTTGCGCGTCAGTTCGGCGATCTTGTCGGAGAGGCTCGGAACCTGCTCGTCGCTCGGCCGCTGTGCCGGCGCATTCGCGGCCGCCGGGATTCCCGTCGCACGCGTCTCGGCGCCGGGCTTGCCTGCCAAAGCCGCCGCCGGCGTGATGCTCGCCTCGCCGTTGTCGCCGACATGCAGGTATACGGTGCCGTACCTGTGGATCATGTCTTCGACCTGAGCCTTGAAGGTCGGCCACTGGTTCCCGGCGATCGCGACGCAACCCTTGGTGATCAGCTCGTCGCTCGATCCGGCGTGAAGCTCGATCCCGACGCGGGCGCGCCCCAAGCGCGGGTCGTAGATGAAGTTGTTGTTGACCCCGATGGCGCCGTGCGCGCGCCCCCACGGGCCGACCGCGCCGGGCGTGATCGGATAGTTTCCCGGCGGGATCGGCGCGGCGCCCTTCTCGCCGCCGGAGCCCCATTGGTAGTGCCGCCCTTCGACGTCGATCGTGCCGCCGATGTGCGCCGGCGGCTGCCTCGGTGTCGTCGCGGCCTGCCGGCCAAGCGCGGCGATGGCCTGCTCGCGCAGCTTGTCGACTTCGGCGGGATGAATTCCGTCCTTTTGCCAACGGATGTTGGGTTCGAAGAAGACGGCGCCGTGCGCCTCGGCGAGCTGCCGCAGTTGCGCATTAACGGCGTCGCGGTTCGGCACGCCCGGGCCGACGCCGGGAACGACCGCGCGAGCGCCGGCCTTTTGCAGAAGGTCGAGTTCCTGCCCGACGATCGCCACCTGCGCCGGGTTGTTGCTGGTCCCGGGCGACAGGAAGATGGTCCGGCCCTTGAACTGCTCGGGCGGCGTCGCCTGTAGGCGGGCGAGCACCATCGCCGGCGTGTCGCCGATGACCGCGGTCGCGCCCCGCTGCTGCGCGAGCGCGCGCCCGCGCTGGCCTTCCTTGCCGCCGACGCCGTGGCGGATCTGCTGCACCGCGATCGAGTCGCCGAAAGCGAGATCGAATTTCGGCGGGGCGGCCGGGGCGGCGGCCGGCTCTGTCCCGGCACCGATGCCGCCGCCTCCTGAGCCTGTCGAAGGGCCGAGGGCGGCGCGCTCGTAGCGCTCGCGCCACAGATCGACGAAAGTCGACGCCGGCGCGTTCGGATCGCCGCCGTTGGCGCGGATGTTTTCGGGCAGCACGACCTTGCCGGCCGGCGTGCCCGGCGGCGCGTTCAGCAGCGCGACCGCACCCGGGACGCCCTGCTGATGCGCGAGATAGACTTCGGCGTTGGTCGGTTCGCGGCCAAGCGCCGCGCCGAGTTCGCTCTTGGTCTGCGCCAGCCAGCGGAGGCCGTTGTCGATCTGCGTGCCGCGATCGGCCATGTCGCCGCCGCCGGCCTTCCTCCACTCGTCCGGCCCGAGCTGGAAGATATTGCCGCGGGGCCCGAGGTTGCGGCCGAGGTCGCTCTCGAGCCGCGCCGTGCCGACGGCGAGCGAGGGGTCGATATTGAGGCGCTGCGCCCGGTCGGCGATCGTCTGCGCGACCGGGCCGCTCGGAGCGCCCGCGGGCGCTGAGCCTGTCGAAGGGCCGAACACCGCCCGCGTTGCCTCGGCATCGACGAGCTTTTCGTGGATACCGCGCTCCAATGCGTCGCGCTGCGCCGGGTCGATGTGCGGGCCGTATTGCTGTAGCAGTGTGTTGGCGGTCGCCCAATCCTCGCGCGCCATCGCGCCCTGGATCGCCGCGGTCGCACCGAGGCCGACCGGGTCGTGCCCGACATAGCGCTTGTCGCCGAGATCGGACAGCCGTTGCATCTGGCGACCGATCGTCTGGAACTGGCTGTCGAGATAACCCGGATCGTTATACTGGTTCGACACGCTCCGCAGGGCCGAGACGATCGCGGCGGTGCTGGTGTCGAGCGCGTTCGTGCGCACCGCTTCCGCCGCGGCGCGGCCGATTGCGCGCGAGAAGGCGACGCGCTGGTAATTCGTGCTGCGCGCGAAAAAGTTCTGCGCCTGCTCGTTGCCGAGACTGGCGCCGCTCTGCCGCCACAACTCGTCGAGCTGCTGCATGACCTGCGGGCGCGCCCGCAGAAAATCCGCGCCGGTCTTCGCGAACAGGCCGTTCTCGCCGTAGAGCAGATCGTTGGCCTTCTCGCTCCAATCTACGGCGGCGTTCTCGGCGCTCGTCTCGTTGTGAAGCTGCTGGATCTGGATGGCGGCTTCCGCCATCGCATTGCCGCCGGCCTGGATCTCGCCGCCGGCGCGCTGCATCGCCGCGCCGACGACGTCGAGGCGCGGCATGTCGGGCCGATAGAAAACGGGCGCCGGGGCGGCCGGGCGAACATCGGGCGCGCCCTGATAGACGACGCGGGCCATCAGGGGCCTCCGCTGAAATCCTGATTACCGACGTTTGGGCTGCCGGTCGGCATGAACGGACTGAAAAAGCCGCCGCCGGCCGGGGCGGCGCCAACGGTGGTCATCCAACTATATTTGGCGCCCACGTTGCTCAACCCGCCCATCAGCGAGCCCATCGCGCCCCACATGCCAGCCTGTTCGTCGGCGCTCGCCTCTGCGCTATAGAGCCCGGCTTGCGCCTGCTGGTTCGTGCCGGCAACCTCGTACTCGTAGCCCTGCACCTCGCCCTGTTGCATCACGGTCGCGGCGTTGGTGCGGCCGACGAGACGCTGGGTTTCCTGCGTCTGCTTGGCGCTGCCGGTGTTCGGGTCGATGCCGGAAGCACCCTGTTCGGCGGCGATCGCGGCGACGGCCTGCCGGTTTTGCAGGCTGGCGTTCTCGGCCTGCGCCTCGCCCGCCTCCTGTGCCGCGGTGGCCGATTGCTGCGCGGCGATGGCATTGTTGTTGGCGACTTGCGCCTGATAACGTGCCATCGCGGCTTCGGTTTGCCCTTGTTCAAAGGCCCCGATGGCCGAGATGCCGGTGCCGATGACGCCGAAGATCGGCGCCGCAGCGGCCAAGAGGCCCATTTCAGGCCGCCTCCCACACGATGGCGCAAAGGCGCTCGCCGTGGCGGCCGAGCGCCTGCGGTTCGCCGATGCGGGCGCCCAACAGGCGCCAGAAGCGCAAGACGCGTTCGGCATCCTCCGGTCCACACGCGGAGACCGAACGGTAATGTGCGAGGGCGCAGTCGATCTGGGTTTGCATGAAGCGCAGGAAGGCGAGCGGGCGGCGCTCGACGGCGGCCGTCGTCAGCAGCCACGCCCGCGCCTCGGCGCCCATCAGGCTCGCGACGAGGCCGCCCAGAGCCGCGATCTCGCCGTCGAGGAACAGCGCGCGGCAGTAGAGCGAGCAGCGGATCATATGCAGGACGGCCCGGCGCGGCCGCAGCACGATGGCGGCGATCTCGCCCAACTCCTCGCGGCGCAGGCACGGCAGGATCAGCGCGGCGTGGCGCGGCCGGCCGGGGACGACTTCAATACCCTTTCGCGCCATCTGCCCTTCGTCTATACTGATCAACGTCGCCCCCGATGAGGGAGGCGCGGATTGAAACAGCCAATTCGATTGCACCACAGCTCGCAGATCGTCGGTGTCGCTATCATGTCGCCGCCGACATCTGCTGCTGCGGGCCGCCGCGCTGTTGCTGATCGCGCCCCGGCGTCATGCCGGCTTCGGGTAAGTCGCCCGGCAAAAACTCACTGATGATGTCCACTACCTCAAGCGGCAGCGGATTCAGCTGCTGCACCGCGACTTGGCCCGATTTCTGCCAATCTGATCTTACGACCGCGCGCAGATCGCCGGTGAAGAGGTTGACACCCTGGCCGCCGCCGGCCGTGGTGAACGGCGTGCCCTGATCCGGCACGGCGGTCATGTTCGACCATGTCGGCGCGATAACGGGCGGGCTTTGCGCCGCCCCGTCCGGCTGGTTCGTGCCGACCTGAAGCTTGCACGAGTTCGTCACCCGCAGAGTCACCGCGTAAATGCTTTTGCGGCGTCCCTGAATGGTCGGCTGGCCGGCGTCGAGATAGAGGGTCTGGATCTGTGGCGTGAACTGGAGACCAAGCTTCACGTTGGCGGCCGGGAACGGCAACGTCACCGAGCCCGAGGCGGACACCGTCAGCGGTCCGATCGGCACGCCGTCGGCAAGCCCGACGACGCTCATGCCGATCAGATGCGTGAGCCCCGTCACTATGCTCGTCAATGCACCGGAATAGGCGAGCCCGCAATCGACGCACCACGGATCGCCGACGGTCTGCCAGATGCGGTTGTCCATGCGCTCGACATAGTAGCGCTGCGCGCCGCCGATCGTGCGCTGCACGACCAGATAGAGGGCGTCGATCGCGGCGACGCCCTGCATGCCCGGCAGCGGCTCGGAGACCGAGCATACCGACAGCACCGTGCCCTGCGTGTCGTGCCGCGCCCAGCCCCAGATCTCCTGTTCTTTGAGATAGGTCAGAGATAACAGGATACCGTCGTCGCGCACCGCCCAGATCACCTTGTAGGGCTCCTCGCACCACGCCCATTGCAGGATCGCGTGACCAAGAAACAGATGCGAAGACAGGATGGTGAGGTCCGTCCCGGTGTAGATCGAGACGAAGAAATTGTATTGCAGGTCGCGGACGATCGAGCCCTTGCCCTGGACATAGACGATGTCGTAATTGATGCGGATCGGCGGCACGTATTGCGAGAAGCCGTTCTGCGCCTGCGGGATCGCCTGTACATTGCTGGGCGTGATCGGCTGCTGGTTGGCGCCAAATGAATTCGGCCCCTGCACCTGCCACGCCCCGACGCCGGTGCCGACGACGAGACCGCCCGGCATCGGGACCATCCAGTTGACGCCGTTGACCTGCTGCGACCAGGGCGTGGTCGTGATCGCGTCGTCGTCGGCCACCGGGATCGACACGTCGAAATTCGTGTAGTCGCCCGGCTTCGAGAAAAAGAGGGTGTCCGGATTGTTGGCGGTCGAGGCATAGGCGCGGCGCGTCTGGAAATAGGCGACGCACCCGGGATAGGTGCCGGTCTGCGGCGAGAAGCTGAGGGTTGCGGCCGCCCCGGAGCCGCCGCCGCCGGAAAAGGTGATCGTGTCGCTCGGCGCGTAATTCTGCCCCGGATTGGTGACGACGAAGGCAACCACTTGCCCGCTGGGCGGCACGACCGGGTAGCCCGCAAAGCCGGAGCCGGTCGTGGTGATGATCGTATAGGACGGATTGCTGGTGTAGCCCGAGCCGGGCGAGGTCATGTTGACCTCGATGATCGCCCCCGACGCGAACGGATTGGCGTATTGCGGCGGTGCCAGCGAGAAATCCGGAACCGTGTTGGTGTCGACATAAAGCGGCGCGTAGCTGGTGCCGATGTAGCCGTACACTTGCCCGACCGGCACGGCGCCGCCGAAGGTCACCGGCGCGCGGTAGATGTTGTAGGACGCGGCGCCGTTGACCCCGGTCCAGTTCACATCGACAGATCCCGCTTGCGCCCCCATGTTGACGCTGTTGCTGACGGTCTGGGCGCCGCTCGGCAGCGATTCATGGCCCTGGCCGTCGATCGCGGTCACGACATAGCTGTAGGAGGCCGGGTTCGTCGTCGTCGTGCTGGTCGCCGAGACGGCGAGACCGGAGGGCGGGTTCGGTGCCAAGCTGCCCGGGCTCAGCGGCGCGATCGTCCAACTTGCCGAGCCGAGGCGCGAGAGTTCCTGCGGCGCGTAGCTCTGATGCGCCAGCGACATCACGTCGGCCGATTGCGCATATTTGAGCAGCGCCAGATCGGCCGCTGCATAGGGCGTCGCGAGGGTAAAGAGGCGCGCGACCGTGCCGCCCGAGGTGTAGGCGCCGTAGCTCGTCGAATTGATCGGGTTGCCGTCGAGATCGGTCAGGGTGAAGGTCGATCCCGACTTGTTGGCGACGATGAAGGTCTGGCCGTTCAACTGCACCATGCCGCCGACGCCGCCGACGAACACCCAATCGCCGTTGGCGAAATTGTTGCCGGACGCGGTGATCTGGCACGGGTTCGCCTGGGTCGCGCCGGTGATGGCGAACGCCGACTCGGTGACATAGGAGCCGCGGAAGATGACCCGCATGTAGCGGTTGCCGAATTCGAGCGCATAGCCCTGGTAGAGCGAGAACTCGAACGGGATCAGCCGCGGCGGGTTAGGCAAGCCGGTCTGCAGCGAGCGGCCGACATAGGCGGTGCCGGCGCGCGACAGCACGCCGCCTCGATAATTCACGAATACATTTCTCGCCGTCGAGAGCCCGGCAGCGTATTTCGCCAGATCGACGCTGCCATAAAGGCTCGGCGCCATCTCGCCCGACGAGAAGGCGGTTTTGATGACCGGGACAGGCATTGTTATTCTTTAATACACGCCGCCATCGGGAAATGCGAACCCGGCCCAACCTTGAAACAGGATGCCGGGCCCGGCGTCATTCCATCCCGGTCCCCACCAGCCGCCGCCCGCGCCGCGCGCAGCGAGCCAGTCCGGCACGTGATCGGCCGTCTTCGGAAAGCCGGCGTCGTTGGCCGCGGCGGCGCGCGCGACGGCGAGCGCGTCCTTGGCGACCGCGATCTGCCGGTCGCGCAGGGTGAGGGCGAGCTTCTTGTCTTCGGCCGCGACCATCGCGAGGCGCGCGGCCAGGGCCGCCACCATCGCCTCGCGGAACAGCGGGTCCCATTCCTCGATTTCGCGCGCGAGCTTCGTGTAGACGAGCAGCGCGTTCGCCATGTTGGTCAGCACCACGCGGCGCGCGAGGAGGCCCTGACCTTCGATGCCCGAGAGATCCGGCATCGATGCCCAATCGACCTCGCCGGCGACGATCGGGTATTGCTCGCTCGAGGAGACAAGAAAGCGCGCCGGCCGGGTCGTGATCGCGGTGTTGGTCGGCGTGAGGCCGGTCATCTGCGGCCCCGGCGCCGTCGCATTGGGCGGCGTCTGGTACGGCATCCAGATCGCCTGAACACCGTCGTTCGGCCACGCATAGGCGTATTGCCAGGGCGGCTCGACGATGGTGCTCGCGCTCGGCGTTTGCCCGCTGGCGTCGCCGAGTAGAAGCAGGGGAGCCATCTTCCGCGCGAACCCCCAATGCGCCGCGCGCAGCAGGCCGCGCAGGGTTTGCCCATACCAGCGGCGCGCCGCTTCCGAGACGCGCGTGCCGTCGCTGAGCGAGCCGATCGGCTCGACGGAGAGAGCGTCAAGGCTCTGGTTGACGATGTCGGCCGGAAGTTGCCGCATATGATTTCTCTAAATACTCCAATGCTTTGCGTAGCCCTTCGATGCTGTCGCCCAGCATGCCAATTCCTGTGTTGCATTTGCTGCAAAGCAAGCCCCGCACAACACCCGTTTTGTGATCGTGGTCAAGACAGGCCGCGGTCTCGCCCTTACGGGCACAAAGAATGATGTAATCGCCGCATATCGGGCATTTGTTCCCCTGCCGAGAAAGGAGATCTCGCGCATCCTCCAGTTCTAAGCTATACGCCCTTTGGAAAAGAACGTTCTTCTCACGTACCCTTTGGGCCGGACGTCTGCTGGCTTCGCGACTACGCTTTCGCTCTTTATCTTTGTTATTGTGGTAGTATCGTTTTTGGGCGGCTCTGTAGACCTCCGGCTTTTTGGCGCGCGACACGCGGGTATCACGTGTAGAGCAGGCTCGACAATGAGGTTTCCGGCCCCACATCCCATTGGGGTGTTTCTGGAAGTTATCCAGGGATTTCCACTCGCCGCAGCCCGTGCAAATTCGTCCGGCCGGTGGTACACTCTGTTCGGTCATTCGGGCGCCTCCAACGCTCGGATGGCAAGGGAGCTGCCGCCGATCCCAACGGTGACGGCTCCCGCATTTTACCCGGTTTTCGAAGAAGACGCCACTATTGCTGCTCCTTCGGAGAGATTTTCCTTTGCCGATACGGCTGACATTTGCCCCTGCAGAAGTGCCTTCGACAATTTGGATGCTAGAATTTTTATCAAAGCTTCAGTGTAGTCATTGTTCCAGGTTCCGGGGTCTGTGATCTGCCCGGTATAAACCGCGATTGCCGAGGACGTGTTGGTCAAGATTACCTGTTGGGCCGGCGACAGCGTATCATCATTACAGAGGCGCCATACGCTCGGCTGCGGATCGAGATCGAACATCAGCCCTGGCGGCGCTACGATCGCGCCAAGCTTCAGGCAGTCGGAGGGGTAGGCGTATTCGTAGAGCCAGCCGGGCGGCGGATAGGCCGTCGTCCACGGCTGGTTCGGGTTGAAGCCGCCGGGCGGCGGCGGCCCCTTGAGCAGGGTCAGGGCGAGCGTGCGGCGGGCGAAGGGCCAGTCGCGCGCGCGCAACAGCTCGTCCCGGGTCTGGCCGTAGGTCGCCAGCGCCGCGCGGGCGGCGGGGGAGCCCTCGTACAGATCGGCGATCAGGCGCTGTTGCCCGGCTTCGATGAGCGCGACATTGACGATATCTTCCGGGGCCGCATAAGGCATGGATCAGATCTCGTCCACCAGCTCGGCGAGCTGTGCGAAGGCTTGCGACTCTTCCAGGATCTCCTTGGCGAAGTCCGGCCGCCCGGCGAGCGCCATCGCCAGCGGATTGGCGAGCCGCCGCGCCACCGCCTCGATGAAAGCCGAGTCCCAAAGGTTTTCCTGCCCGACGCCCGGCATGCCGCTGGTATAGACGGCATAGGCGCTCGTGAGGTTGCAAACGACGACTTTTGCGGTTAGCCCGGCATCGAAGGCGACCTGGGCGCGCACCGGTTGCGGATCGTTCGCGACGACATTGGCCGGTGCGGGGCGCACTTGCCGGAGCCTCAGGCAGTCCGCCGGATAGAGATATTCCGCGCTCCACGGCGGCGGGATCGTGCCGCCCACGGCCGGGGCAAGCGCCGCGGTGCGCCGCGCGAAAGCGGGATCGAGCTGGCGCAGCAGCAGGTTGACCGCCGGCGCGTACAACACGCCCGCGGCGTTGCCGGCCGGACTGCCGTCGTTGAGACCGGTGATCGTGGTCTGCGCCGCGATCAGTTCCAGGGCTTCGTTGACAACCGAAACAGATGTGACCATAGATCTTCTACAGGGCTCAACGGGGGATGGCTGTTATGAGCGAAGACGAGGAACGCCTTATTATTGCGGCGCTCTATCCGGCTCTCCTCGGCAGAGATCCCGATCCCGACGGATCCCGCTATTTCATGCGCATGCTGCACGAGCAAGGGCTGCCGACCGGGCTGGCCGCGGTGCTGCATCACATGATCGGATCTCAAGAGCATCGGCAGCACAGCCAACTGTCGCAACATTCGGGTCTGATCTACGAAGCGGCCGCCTTTCTGGCGGAACGCACCGATCCGAAAATTCAATACGAGAGCGGCGAACCGTCCCAACATCGTCCCGCCTGGCGACTGTGCACCGCCAAGCAGTTGCGCGACCCGGCCGCCGAATTCTGGCGGGCGGCGCGGCGCGCGCCACCGGGGATGCACCGGAAATCCTGGGAATGGGATTACATCCTGCAAAATTTGTGCAGCTTCGGAATGTTGCGGCCCCCGTGCAAGGGATTGGGGTTTGCGGTCGGCCGCGAACCCCTGGCCGCGGTCATGGCGGCCCGCGGCTGCACGATCGTGGCGACCGACGCCCCGCCCGCGTTGGCCGCGCTGGGCGGCTGGGCGCAAACCGCTCAGCACGCCAACAGACTGGATGACCTCAACGGCGAGGCCTTGTGCGATCCTGACGGGTTCCGCGAGAGGGTGAGGTTTCGGCACGTCGATATGAACGATATCCCTGCGGATCTTGCCGGTTTCGACTTTCTTTGGTCATCCTGCGCCTTCGAACATCTCGGCTCGCTCGAACACGGCATGCGTTTTGTCGAGCGCGCCATGGATTGCCTGCGTCCGGGCGGTGTTGCCGTTCACACCACGGAGTTCAATCTCAGCTCGAACCGCCTGACGTTCGAGGGGCTGCCCACGAGCGTTTATCGCAAATGTGACATCGAGCAGCTTTATGTTCGTCTGCAAGACGCGGGACACCAACTCTTCCCGCTTAATCTCGCCGTTGGCGGCGAGCCGGAAGATCTGCACGTCGACACGCCACCCTATTTCCGGGCGATTCCCTATGGCGGCAGCGAGCCGGCGTCTCTCAAATTACTGACCCAGGATCGCAACCTCAGAATCATCGTCACTTCCCTGGGAATTGTGGTGCAACGCAAGATCGCCTGAATCGGGGGCGCGGGTTCTCAATGCAGCTCCTGCACTGTGCCTGAAACGTTGTGCTGAGTGAACGCATCGCCTGCGGCGCTGCTGGCCTGCGCCACATCGAACCAATATGCCGTGCCGTCCGTCAGCCCCGTGAGGCGGCCCATCAGACAATAAGGCTCATTCCCGCTCGCCACCGGGCTGACCATCGACGTGGAATAGGGCGCGGCGGTCCCGGTCACCGCAGCACCATTGGTGGGGGCAGCCCCGGTGCCATAATAGATCTGCAAATTGCCGCCGGCGCCCGAAACCGCGTTCGCCGCCTGCCCGCAGATATTCACGATCACCGTCCCGGTATATTGCGGGATTAGGCTCATTGCGAGCCCCGTCATTACGAATGTCGTCGACGAAGTTCCGGGCGGCGAAGCGGTGGTGGCGAATCCGGTGTTGACTGCCTGATTAACGCAGGCTCCTTTTACGTTCGGGCGGGTGGTATAGGGGAAAAAGGTTGCCGCGATGCGCTGATTCATCGACGCGCTGCAATACACGTCGGCGCCGCTTGGCCCCCCGTTATTGGTGAACCAGCCGCCAACCTGAACCTGCGCTGTCGCGTCGTCGATCTCGATCCCGTAGCCGGAGGCGTAAATCGTTTGCCCAGCTATAGATATCTGGCAATTCGGGCATTGTTGTATGCGGACATTGGCGGCCCCTTGCGAGTTGCTGTCCCAGCCATCGAGGACGATCTGCTGAGAAGATTGCGCGACGGCCTCGTTTATCAGCACGTTGTAATTCGTGGCCGTGTCCAATGCGGACGGATCTTGCAGAACCAATTGCGCATTGGGGACGCTGGACAGAGTGTTATCGGCCTGGACGTTAACCCCGTTCAACAGGATATCGCTGTTGACGATTATGGCGTTGCCGCCGCCGCCCAATCTGAGGCCGACCGCAGAATGTGCGAAGGTGCCACCGATAAAGGTGTTGCTGACGGATGGGTTTGGCTGCGCATCGGGCGACCAGACATCGACGGCGTCATTGATCGCCGACGACGAGACGTTAATGATGTTCGGAGAGTTGTCCGACTGGAGACCAAGGCCGTTGTAGTCCTTGCCGGCCCCTTGGACCGCATCATCGCCGATTATGACGTTTTGGACAGTGCAATTCATGCACCCGATCAAGCGGAAGGCATAACCTCCGCCCATTGTTACCGATGACGACAGGCGGAAGTTCTCGAATGTATTGCGATAGGACAGAGCGGAAGGAGTGTCGGCCCCGAATTTAATCAAATCCGTCGTGGTCGATGCGCCGCTGTAGACGAGGGCTGCGCCGGAGGCATCCACCGTCGCGCCGTTAACACCGCCCGATGTGGCGGCGGCAACCGGAGTTGTGAACGCGCATGTGGCGCCCGAGAGGACGGCCTTGCCGCTGTTGGCGGCGGCCCATGTGAATGCGTCGGTGACAATCGCGTCGTCATGCGCAGCGAGGCCGGTACAGGCTGGCTCGTATTTCACCTTCCCGGGATAGAAAGGAACTGAAGATGACCATGAGGCATATCCCGACAACGTCGGATCGGTCGCAGAAAACGATAGGCCCGTGCCGTCGCGAACTGCGGTCGACCCGTTCCAGACGGCGGCATCGCCAGCGGCGGGAAATGGCGATGTCGGCGCGATGACGTTGCCATTGCCGGCGCCGGGGAATGGATAGGTCGTGCCGTTCAGATTGATGTTGAAGCTTGGTGCCAGCGTGCCGCCGAGGCCGGAGACGCTGAGCAGCGCATTGCCGTTGCCGTCGAAGCCCCAGCAGAATTGCGTGTACGGGCCGCTCGCATAGGCGCTCCACTGGCAGTTCCCGAGACCCGAGTTGACGATGCCGAGCCCCGTGGGCCGCGTGCCGGGCAACGCGCTGTTCTGCGGCGGCTGGTTCATCTGCGAGGGACCGCCGGCGTCCATGAGCTGGCCATTGCCGACGCCCATCAGCAGATGACCGTTCGTCACCGGCCCGAGCTGCTGCATGACGGCCTGCGCCAGGCCGACGGCAGCGGGCGCAAAAATCAGGGCCGCGGCGAGGGCGGCCCACAGACGCGCGGCTTTCCTAACCCACGTCATAGCAAAAGCCCCTGTCCCGTGACCGGATCGAGCGGTCTGTCTTTCTTGCTGCAATTGCAGCTCCTGCAGGCGCACACGCTGTTCTCAATGGTATTCGACCCGCCCCTTGCAAGCGGGATAATATGATCGTGCGTCGGGCGCCGAGTCTTGGTCCAAGGTTTCCCGCACCAATAACATCGGGGCGACCGAGCAATGAGGGCTCGCCAATCCGCGGCCGTAAATTTACCAAGAGCAGCCCGCTTGAGGGCGCGGCGGCGCTGCGATTGCGCCTTAATTCTATCAGGATTGTCCTGGACCCATTCGCGTTTATATTCCCGAACGCGCTCAGGGAAAGTCGCCCGATAAACACGCGCGTAATTACGTTTTGGCTCTGGGTTGGCCGCATATTTGATGCGGCTTTGCTCGTTTATCTGTTCCCTGTTGGCTGCGTACCAGGCGCGCTTTCGTTCTTTTACAAGTTCGCGGTGGCGGGCATTCCAGCCCCTCATATATGCCCGATGATATGCGCGCCTTCGCTCTTGCGCGGTCGGCTTTTGGGATTCACAATCATCTTTGGTCATCGGTCTGCTCCTACAGATCGGTGGCAAGTGGCGGGTCGGAAGGTCGCACTTTCGGCCCGCCGCGCATTGTACTAGAATCATGGCGCTAGCCAAGAAATTCCAAGACCGTAAAGGGATTATTGGAGCCGCTCGCGGCCGCCGCATTCCAGGCGCAGCCGCACTGTCCGACGAGGCTGAAATAGGTGCCGGGGGCGATCGGAATCGAGCCGGCCCCGCCAGCGCTCACCGCATTGCCGTTGTTGTCGAGTGCCGGGCAGACATAGACCGTCACGGTGCCGGGGTTAGCGAAGGTGATGCCGGCGCGTGTCAGGTTCTGGCCGACGATCTGCACCGAGGTCGTGCCGAGCATGATCGGATAGACGATCGGCGAGGAGACGCGCGGGTTGGTCAGCACCTCGATGAAGGTGCCGGCATTTCCCGACAGCGGCACGCTCAATGGGGGATTCCGGTGCCGGTGCCGTCGGCCGGGTTGTCGCCCGGGTTCAAGCGCTCGACGTGGCTGCGGCGGTCGGAAAGCTCGGGGCCGATGTGCACGGTTGGCGGCGGCGCGGGGAGAGTGGGCGGATTGAGAATGGCCGCCGCTTCGGCTTCGGACAGGCCGGGGATACTCGCCTCCGCGCGTACGGCCTCAATCGTCGTCATCGTCGGGAGCCTCTTCGAGGTCTTCGTCTTCGACCGCTATGCGCGCCAGCACCATTTCTATCCGGCAATGCGGCGTGCCATCCGGCCCCTGGCTCTTCGAGACGTTCGTCACCTTCGCCATCGCGAAGAGGTGCAGGTAGTCGCCGACCTCGACGTCCTCGTCGTCCAGATCCAGCTTTTCGAGATCGTTTTCGTCGAAGCAGATGGACAGGCCGAACGGGTACTCGTCCGGCGTGACGGTCGGGGCATTCATCTGCGCCAAGCGCTCCGCCCGCTCGGCCGGCGTGCGCTTCATCGACACCATATGGCGGAAGGCCACGGCCTATTCCTCCTCGCCGCCGGCCGCGGGCGCCGACTGTGCGAGGGCGGGCTGTGCGGGTGCGCCGCCCTCGCCGGAGCCGCCCCGCGACATCTCCTCGCCCTCTTCGGCGTCCTGCAGGTCGGCCTCGTGGCGCTGGTGCAGCATGGCCCGCTCGCGCTCGTGCCGATGGCGCAGCTCGTGATGCTCGGCATGGTGCTCGCGGTGCAGGTTGTGGCGCTCGTGCTCGTGGCGGCGGTGCAGATGCACGACCTGGCGATGCGTGGTCGCGGCCTCGTGCTCCTTCTCGTGCCGCTCGTGCAGCGTCCGATGCTCGTCGCGATGTTCGCGGTGCTGGGCGATCCGCTCGGCCTCGTGGCGGCCTTCCATCTCGGCCCGCTCGGTGGCGTGCCGGGCGCGGAAGCCGCCGGACGCGTCGGGCTTCTGCGTCTCGGTGCGGCGGGTCTCGACCGTCTTGCCGTCCTTGTCGTCGCCGTAGCGGCCGCGCGCCCGCTCCTCGCGGCTCATTCCCTCTGCCATGTCCTTATGCTCCTATGCGGTGCGCGACCGAGGCTTTCGGCCGGCTGTAGCGACGATGGGCCTTGCCGTGATGCCAATGCTCCATCGTCTCGGCCCGGATCGCGTCGCGGCGGATCTCGGGATTGCGCGAGCGCGTCGCCTGTTCGAGGCGCTCCTTCGGGATCGTTTCGTCTTCGGGAATGCCGAGTTCGCGGTGCAGCTTCCCTTTCTTGCCGCCCGGGTTCCAGTCCTTCTTCTTCACCCAGCGATGCTTGCGCTTGCCTTCGGCCACGGTCGGCCTCCTTGCCATGTCGATGAGCGTGGGGCCGGTCATCCCCGCCTCCGCGGGGACGCCGGCTTACGGTAGCGGGCGCGGGCGCGGCTCTTCTCGAACCGCTTGCACCAGTCGCCCGGATCGATCCGGCCGGCGACGATCGCGCAGGTGTGCGGCGGTTCAAAATGCCGGCACAGGCCGCAGTGGTTCGGGCCTTGGGCGGGATGCTCGAAGCCGACGTCAGCTTTTGCGAGTTTTGCCATAGCGGCGTGCGGCTCGTTCGGCCCGTGTCGGCCCCTTGAAGTGCTTGCCAGCTTTCTGATCGGCCTTCACGAACTCCTCGCCGACCGATTGCGGCACTCCGGCACGCTTGGCCGCCTCCGGATCGTGGGCGATCATCTCCATGAAGCGGTGCTGACGACCGGAAGAGGAGGGCATATCAACACGCGGCCGCCGACGAGATCAGTTGCCCGCTCGATGTGAAACAGGCGTAGGTGACCGCCGTGCCGCTCGGCAGGCTGCTGAATTTCAGCGAGGTCAGGTTGGCGGGCGCCGTCGCGGTATTGGCGAGCTGGCTGGCACTGGCGAAAACATGCAGCCCGGTCGCGGTATAGAGTTCGACCAGCTCGTTGCCGGTCATGCTCGCGATCAGCGGATAGACGGTTTGCGCCGCCGCGACCTCCAGGCCCCGGAGCAGCCCGGATTGCGGCGTGAGGAAGTCGAAGGCGATCAGCAACAGGATCGCCAGCTTCCACGGCCACAGCCGCTGTTTACCCTCTTTCATATCAGTGTTCCTCCTGTGTTCCGCTTGTGGCGATGATGTCGCGCGCGCACCTCTCCTGCGCCGTGAGGGATGCGGCCAGAGGGAGAAGAAGAGCGTGAAGCTTGCCTTGATGGGCGCCGTTCTGTGTGGCGCTCTGCTTGCCTCGGTGCCGCAGGGGCATGCCTGCCCCGATTACCTCGGTTGCGCCGATCATTCGCCGTTGTCACAGGCGTCCGCAGACGATCTGGATTACGGGGCGGCGCTCGATCAGGCGCGAACCGACGGCGAGGATCTCACCCGGTCCGAGATCGACATGAGCATTAATCCGGCGCAGGCCGGCGCCGATGGCGCGGCGCTGACCAACAACGAGACCGGGGCGGCGCTCGACGAGTTCGACCGCCGACCTAGGAGGGCGGCGCCCATGTCATCGCCGCCGCGCCGGTGGCGCTCAGGCGATAACTGATCGTGCCGCTCGTATAGGTTGTGCAGGCGAGCTGATACAGCACGCCGCGCTCGGGCTCGTTGACGATGATCGATGTCGGAGCGGTAAAGGATGCTGGCTGCCCGGTGGCATCAATGGTGCGCATAATCCAGGTCGTACCGCCGTCGAAGCTGCGCTGCAACTGCACCGTGCCCGAGAAGGTGCCCCAGATCGACACGTTGAACGCGCCGTAGAGCAGGATGGTCTGCGACTGGCCGGCGGCGGTGAACTGGCCGCCGAGGACTTGGTTCGCCTGGTCGACGCCGCCGGGCGCGGGAATGCCCATCGCTCAGGGCCGCTCGACGGGCGCCGTGCCGTGGACGCGGCGCGGGCCGAGATAGACCTGCGGCTCGGCCGGCTTGTCCTCGTCTTCCAGCACCTGCACCTTGGCGGCGGCAAGCGTGCCGGGGCGCCCGAGCGGCGAGACGGTCGCTTCCTCGCCGATGACCTGCGCGAGCCGCGGGCGGCGCAGATAGGCTTCGTAGGACTGGTCGGCGAGGTCCGGCGTGCGCCCACCGATCGAGCGCATGTAGAGCGCCATGACGCGGCGCGCGGCCTCGTTCTTCGGCTCCATCGCCTCGTTCGGGATTTCGGGATAGCGGATGCGCCTGCCCTGCGGCACGAGCACGTCGTCGCAGAAGAAGTCGGCCCGCAGTTCGTAGAGCGGGACCTCGCCCTTCTCGCGCAGCTCTTCGAGCAGCTCCAGCATCTCAGCATGCGCCTTGGCGCGCTGGCGCAAGAGGGCCGGCGGCACGGACTTCGGGCCGGACGCATTGGCCTGCGTCAGGGAGGCGATGGCGGCGGCAAGCTGGTCGGCGAAGGCCGCGGGGTTGAGGCCGACCGCGCCGCCCAAGGCCTCGTCGTAATCGCGGCCCGGCGCCGGCGGCTTGCCGGGGACGACGGCCGCCGTTTCGTTCGGCGGCCCGTGGCGTTGCGATTGCATCGGCTATGCCTCAAGCAACCGAAAATCCACTCGGATAGTACTTACCCATGAACTCGTCCGGATCGAGCACGATGCCGGCGAAGGCGATGCTGCCCGCGGTGAACGTGCCGGCCGGCGTGTAGAGGAGCCGCACAAAGCGCACGAGCGCGCCGTCCGGCAGCGAGCGCGGCACGTCGAAGGTGCCGATGCGCGCGCCCGCGGTCAGCGAGGCGGTCGGGATCGCGCCGGTTTCGGCAAAGGTCGTGTAGGTGCCGGGCTGGTTCGAGCCGTTGTCCGGCGCGCCCTGGAAGCTGACGTTCAGCGACGTGCCGCCGGCAAAGGCGGTGCCGACGAGGCAGAAGACGCGCAGCGGCCGGCCCTCGCCGACGTCCTCGCCGAAGACGGCGCCGGTACCGAAGGTTCCGGACGGCGGGTTGCCGGCGCCGGTGCCGGCGAGGTCGATGATGTTGGTCGAGGGCGTCGCCGACGAGATCGCCAGCGCCTGGTTGAGCGAGAACGTGCTCTGAGAATCCAAGATCACGATCGGATCTCCTCACAAAAGACAAAGCCGCCCGCGGGCGGCTCAAAGGATTGGCGGCTTGCGCCGGTCAGACGACGCGCGCCTCGGTGTTCAGGATCGTGTCCTGCACGCGGATCGGGATGCCGCGGAAGCTGGTCACCGGCTCGCCGGCGTAGTCCTTCGGCCCGAGCAGCACGTTGCGATCGCGGATCGCCTGCAGGTCTGCGTATTCGCGCGCGGTGCGGTTCATGTAGATCGCCGGCCGGATGCCGAGCGCGGGCTCGGAGGGCGCGTCGGTTTTGGTGATGCCGGACTGCATGCGCGCCATCCGCGGCAGCCGCACGACCGCCTTCGACAGCAGCGCGAAGATGTCCGGCGCATTCGAGCCGGCGAGCCCGGCCGCGGTCGTGTCGAGATTGGCGATGCGCACGACATAGCGCCAGTCCCTGACCGCAAGCCCCGCGTCCCAACAGAACCAGCTCGTATAGGCGCGGAACGGGTTGCCGTTGGCGTCGTAGGCGGGCACGACGTCGCCGCGGTCCTCGAACACGAGACCGGCCTTGGAGCCGCGCGGGAACACGCCGAAGGCGGTGTCCTCGCCCCAGCCGACGAGCCAGATCGAGGTGTTCGCCGAGCCCGTGCCGCCGCCGTCGAGCACGTTGACCGCGTTGGCCGCATTGGCGGTGGACACGGTATTGAACAGCGGCGAAAAGCCGGTGAACTGCGCCGGCGAGACGGTGGCGTTTCCGTACACGAAGGTCTTGGCGACCTGCTGCGACATGCCCTCCATAAAGGCATTGTCCTCGGTGTAGCGGAACTTTGCTACGTCGCCCGAGATCTGCGCCTCCTTGTAGTCGATGACGCTGAGGGCTTCGAGCGTGCCGCAGCCGATCGTCATCTGGGCGGTGGTGGACTTCGACACCTGCACGCCCTGGTTCAGGTAGCGCCAGGTGCCGCTGGGCAGCGAGGTGCGCAGCGTCATGCGATGACCGGTCGGGAGGTTCCCTTCCTGCCACACCATGTCGTCGTAGAGCTCGTTCGCCTGACTCAATATTTCGCATATATCGTCGATCTGACCCTCGGGATCGAGCCGACGCCCGAGGTCCAGCAACGTTAAGAAGGCCCCTTGCATGGCCTAACTCCCTTGGGTTGTGGAATACCGGCGTTCATAGCGATTCCGCGCCGGCGCGGGTTGTGAAGCCGGGACCGGTCCCGGCTCGCGGTGGAGCTGCGCCAGCCCCTTGGCCGCATTGGCGAACCAGCGGATGACCGCCGGATGATCGCCGGCGCCGGTGAAGTCGAGGACGCGGGCGAATTCCTTGAGATGCGCGTCGTCGGTCGCGAACCGGTCGCGCAGCGCGCGCACCGCGGCGAGCGTGGTGTTGAGCCGGTTGCCGCCGATCTCGCGGTCCTCCGTCACCGCCTTGCGCCAGGCGGCGCGGGTCTCGCCGAAGACGCGGTGCTGCTCGGCCGCCATCTGCTCGTGAAAATGCCGGACCTCGTCGGCGTAGAGGTCGATCAACTTCTGGCCCTGCTCCTGCGTCAGCCCGGCCTCGCCGATCAGATCGGTGAAGGCGGTCATGCGCTCGTCGTCGGGCGCGCCGACGTCGTCGGGCAGCTTGAACGGCTCATAGGTGAGCTTCGCCGGCTCCGGCGGCTCCTGAGCGGCAGTCGAAGGATCGGGCTGCGGCTCGCCCTCTTGCGGCTTCGGCTTCTCGGCCTCGCCGCCGAGCATCGACGGCTTGCCGTCGGGGACGGTTCCCGGTTCTGGCACCGGGGAAGGTTCTGCAGGGGCGGCCGCGCCGCCATCCGGCGCTGTCGATGCGGCGGGTTCGGATGTGGGGGCGCCAGTGTCAGCAGCGAGCGCGGCAGGCGCCGACGCGGTCTCGGATGCCGCGGGAACAGAAACGGCCGCCTCTGTCGAAGCGGCCGGTCCTGAGCTTGTCAAAGGGGCGGGCGCGGCAGGCACTGCCGCCGGGGCGTCAGGTGGCATGCTCGGAGATCATCGTTGCCGTCAGATTCGGATGGTCGCGCAACAGCGTGCGCAGGATCTGCAACCCCACCTCGCGCTGGCCGAGATGGAAAAAGGTCGCGCTCTGCTGCTCGTGGCCGCTGGGCGCGACGCCGAAACGCGGATCCCACACGTGGCACAGCTCGTTGAGGACGCCGTAGAGCCAGTCCCGGCCGCCCGGGTCGACGAGCATGCGGGCGAGGAATTCCTGCCGCCGCTTCTCGCGCAGCTTCGCGTTCTTGCGGCGCTCGCGCACCTGCTTGGGATCGTTCGGGTCATAGGCGGCTTCGGGTTGGGCGCCCTCTTCCGGGGCGATCGGATCGTCTGCCATCGCCTATGCCCCGGGGGCGCGCAGAAACGGCACGGCGAGTTCGCCGAGATGCAGCACGTCGCGCGACAGGTCGAGATCGCACCACACCGAAGCCCCGGCGGCGCGGGCGGCGCGGCAGAAGTTGACGTCCTCGCCGGTGATCGCGCCGGCCGCATCGTAACTATTGCGATACCACGGGCGCGGGAAGGCGCGGTAGACGGCGGCCCGGACCAGCATCAGCCCGGCCGGTAACCATTCGGCCTCGACGAGACCGCCGGCCGCGAGGTCGTGCGTCGGATCGAGAAAGCTGCCGGCGACCGGAAAGGGCGGCCAGCGCCCGCGATAGGTCGCCGCCGCAATGTCCGTGTCGTGCCCCAATAGCCGCAGCAGCGCTTCGGGCGGGAAGCGGTGGTCGGTGTCGAGCCACAACAGCCAGTCCGGCCGCCACGCCATCGCCTCTTCGACAAGAAGATTGCGGGCCTCCTCGACAAGCGTCCCTTTGCGATTCCACACGCCGATCTGCGTCGTGCCCATACTGTGGGCGACGAGCGCCGACAGCGCGATCGCGAAATCGGCGTGCACCATCGTGCCCGAAGGGATACACACAGCGACGCGCGGACGCTCGCTCATGCCGACCTCGGCAGGATCAGCGTGCCGGGCGTGCCGGTCTTGCGCTCGGCGAGGTGTTGCACCTTGTCGCCGAGCGCGGCATAGACCTCGGCGAGGCGCCGCCAGCGCTGCGGGATCGGCACGGCGCCGGGCGCCACGATCGGCGCGACAAGGCGCGCCCGCGCCAGATCCTCGGCGCGGCGCTGCACCGCGCCGTAGGCGCGCGCCTGCACGAGCCAGCGGGCATCGCCGCGCAGCAGCACCGCCATCTGCCGGCAGCCGCCTTCGAGGCGCTTGTTGATCGCGCCAAGGGCGCGCAGCTCGGAGCCATAGGTCGCGGTCAGGCTCGACGCCAGGGCGAGGCGGCGCGCGCACTCGGCGGCGTGGCGGTGATCCTCGATCAGCCGCGCCAGCACCTCGCGCTCGGTCAGCATTACGCATTGCCTTGCGGTGCGTTGCCGATCAGTGCGCCGAGAGCGTTCTGGCCGCCGACCGGCGTCGTCCCGAGGTTCTTGGCCGCAACGGTGGCGGCCATCGCGGTCTGCGCCGCGGCCGCGGCCTGCTGCTGCTGCGCCCGCTGCTGGCGCACCCGCTGCATCTGCTCTCGGGCGACGAAGATCTTGGCCGGCACGCTGAGATCATCGCCGTAGAGGCGGATCACCGCGTCGATGTCGAAATTGTCCATGACCTCGGGATGGGCGGCGTAGAGATTGCCGGCCAATGCCAGAGTGCGCTCGATCGCGGCGGTCTCGGCGGCGCGCTGCGCCATCGCCAGCATCGACACGTATTCGATCTGCACCGGGACGCCGCGCAGTGACGGCGGCGGCGGCGGCAACAGACCGCGCCGCTGCATGATCGCGAGATGCCGACGAATGCGCGGGGAGAGACACTCGTTCTGCAGGCGCTCGACGACGGGCCCCAACTGCGTCAGCTTCTCTTCGCGCCGCGCGTCGATCTCGGTCGCGGTGCGCACCGTGTCGAGCTGCGAGATCATCATGAACACGTCGTTGTAGAAGGCACCGCGAATGCGCTGCTGGATCTCCTTGATGTCTTCGACCATGCCCGCGATGTTGGGCTGCACCTCGAACACCGGCCGCATGCCGGTCTGCGGGGTCAATGTCGGGACGTAGGTGATGTTGCCGGGCAGGCTCGAAGCCGGCTCGTTGCGCAGGCTCGCATCGGCGAGCAGCGGCGGCCGTACCTGCTTCTCGATCGCCTCGGCCTTGCGCCGGGTCTCGAGCTGCAGCTGCATGATGTCGGGCAGCGCGTCCATGCCGGGCGAGCGGCCGTAGGGATCGTTCGACACGGTCGACCAGCGCGGTGCCACAAACGGCTGCTCGTGAAAACCGCGCAGGCTCAGCGGCCGGATGCCGGGATCGCCGCGCAGCCAATAGGCCTCGCGATAGGTCCACTCGCCGCGCAGGGCTTGCGACGAGCCGCCGCCCTTGGCGCGCACCGGGAAATTCGGCTCGATCGCGTGCGCGACGATGCGCTCCTGGTCGAGCGCGCCGCCCTTGGTCTCCCACAGCGCCTGGATGTCCGGGCCGCAGTTTTCGAGGCCGAACATTTCGACGATCTGCGCCGTCGTCAGCGTGAACTCGCGATAGAAGCTCTCCTCGCGGAACTGGAAGCCCGCGGCGAGGAAATACTCGCCGGCGCACGGATTGTAGCAGCGCAGAATGTCTTCCTCGTCCTCGTAGTCGATGACCGGCGCGGTGCCGAACACGACGAGGTCCTCGTACATCTGCGCGAGACTGTCGTAGAAATTGCTTTCGGCCTGGACGAAGCGCAGCCGCTCCTCGATCTCCTCGAACCAGAGCTGCCCGGCGCGGTCGAGCGGGTAGTTCGGGATCGCCGGGGTCAGCCGGAACCAGCGGCGGTTCGGGCTCGTGAGGCCGCTCATCAGCCCTGCGGCGCATACCCGCATCGCCAGCGTGCCGGTGGTATCGACGATGTCGCGGTTGATCGCGAAACCGCGGTTCATCGTATTGGGGGCGATGATAAAATGATATCGGCGCGGCAGGATGTAGCGCGCCAGCAACGCCCAATGCTCCCACCACGAATTGCGCCACGAACGCAGGCTGGCGAGGCGGGTTTCGAGATGCGCCGACAGATCGGCCCAGGCCGGATCAGGCCGCTGCGCACGCGCGCGCGGCGCCAATGCCGGCTCGGCCGCCAGCAGGGTCGGGCCACCGCGCTCATAATGCACGCGCGCCCCACTCGGCGCGCTCACTGAGCGCGCGGGGACCCCGGCAGCACGAGTGCTTTGCATGTAACCCCGTCAGCCGCCCAAGAGCGAGCGCGTCGGGCCGGCCGGGTTCTTGAGCGCGGGCCGCGCCACGCGTGCGCCGGGCGCGCCCTGCGGTCCGGTCAGCATCGTGTTGGCAAAGCCGGCGCCGCTGAGCGCCGCCTCCTCGGCCGACTGGATGCCCTGCTGCATCGCCGGATTGGCGATCGTCGGCGGCGCGGGTGGCGGAGGCGGGGGAGGTGGGGGCGGGGGCAGCTTGGGTCCGCCAAAAAGGCCCATTGCTCAATACCTCATCTGCGGCCTTCCCGCGTCTGGCAGCTTCCACAGGTCGGCGAACGGGTCGTAGTCCTGCGGCTGGCGCGGGCGCGGCGGCTGCCATTTCGGGCGCGGCGTCACCGGCGCGGCGAAGGTCAGCGCCAGCGCGTCGGCGTGATCCGGCGAGAAGCCGAGGCGCTCTTTGAGTTGCTCTTTGTCTTCGAGCAGCAATCGATCGCCGCGAAACGAATAGGTCGTCTGCGTCAGCGCCTGCGTCAGCTCCGGGCATTCCGGCAACTGGCCGCCGCGGCCGATCCATTCGACCAGCAGAAAATACATCTCGGCGCGCTTGTTGTAGTAGCGCGGATCGGCCGGCCTGGCCGAGAACTGCACGCCGATCGGATCGCGCTTCAGCCGGCGCAGCGCATCGACCCAGCCCGCGCCGTAGCCGCCGGTCTCGTCGACAAAGCAGGCGTCGGCCTCCCAATCGGCCCATTTGCGCGCGACCGCGCCGGCGCCCTGCATACTGTCGAGATTACGATATACCTTCGGCTCGAAGGCGATGATGCCTTGGCGCGGGAAAATCACCGAGGCGTCGTCGCCGAAGCGGCCGACGTCGACGCCGAGGATGCGCGCCTCGTGCTGCGCTGCGGTCGGATGATGGCGGCGGCGCATGGCTTCGGCGATCGCATCGGGACCGATCAGCGTGTTCAGCGACCCCGGCGGGAACTTGCCGAGGACGTTCACCATGACGAATGGGTTGTCGCGCCCGTATTTCTGGATCTGCTGCCGCGCCCATTCGATGTCGACGCGGCTGGCGCGGTTCGGGTCGTCCGGGTCGCCCGAGATCTCGACGACATGCCACAGCGCCCGCTCGCTGGTGCAGGCCCGATAGAGCGGCCCCTCGAGCCGCGTCGGGTTGCCGGCCTGCACGATGTGGCATTCGATGCCGGTGGCGAGCGCCGCTTCCGCCGCGGCCATCACCGCGTCGGGAATGCCGCCGGTCTCGTCAAGCAGAAACAGCGTGTAATCGGCGTGCAGTCCGGCGAGCGTATCGGCCTGTTGCTGGGGGTCGGCGGATTGCGACCAGGCGCGCGCCGACATCCACCAGGTTTCCGGATGGTCCTTGGCGAAGATGCGCTCTTTCGTCCACTCGAACGCGGCCTGCAACAACGGGCTTTTGGCGCGCCATTTGGCGAGCTCGGCCCACAGGCAATCACGCAGGTTGTCGCGGCTGATCGAGGTTGCGGCGATCTTCGGATGCGGCCGGGTCAGCAGAAAATTCCAGCCGATCCACGCGAGGACCGTCGATTTCCCGGGCCCCTTACTCGCCTTCATCGCGAGGCGCGGCGAGGCCGGGAACGCGCGCAGGACTTCGTCCTGCCACGGATCGGGCGTGGCGCCGAACACCTCGCGCACGAACAAATCAGGTCGCTCGCGCCAGCGGCGCAAGGCCTCGGCGGCGGCCATCAATCCTGCTTTGGTGGCACGAGGCTCTGCGCCACCAACTGCTCGAGCGTCAGAGTGCCGCTGTGCTCGACTTCCTGCTTGTCCCGCCAGCGTCGCGGCTGGCGGTTGCGCAGCCACAGCGAGGCGGCTTGCGTGTCGGGCGGGTAGTGCTCGGTATAGGGCGCATACACCGGCTCTTCCGCGCCGGCCGGCATGAAGATCTTGACCGCCTCGTGACTGTAGCCAAGGGCGCGCATGTAGAGCCGCTCGGCCACGTTCGCATCGGCGACCTCACGGCCTTCTAGGATGGAGGCTCGAAACTCCGGATGTCGCTCTTTCCAGCGCTGGACCGTCGCTTCGCCGACCTTGAAAAAGCCAGCAATATCCTCGTCGGTCGCACCGAGCAGGCAGAGCTTGCGCACTTGCTCGGCATACTCCGGACGATAGGACGAGGGACGGCCGCCGGGGTGAGGCATGGCTTTGGATCAGGGGATCGCGACAACCGTCCCGGCCGCGCCGAGCATGCCGCCGATGCCGAGCAGCGGCCCGAGCTTGGCGACGATCGGGAGCACGATCGGAGCACAAGAGCCTTCCGACTGGATGACGGCGACGCGGTAGACTTCGAGTGCCGTCGCGGCACCGATCTGCTGGCCGCTTTGGAACGCCTGAACGGCGGGGGCGAGATTACCCCAGCAGGTGGCACCTTGCGTGTCGCCGCCGGCCTGGGCGATCGCCTGTGCGGTGGCGACGTCGGCGGCGGCGATGCCGGCGACCGGGCGGCCGGGCTGCGCACAAGCGGCGAGGGCCGCGAACGCGGCGGCGGCGACGAGATGGCGGATCATGCGGTTTTGCCTTCCTTCAAAAACACCGCGACGGCACTGCAACCGGCGCCGACCGCGGCGATGGCCGCGCCGGCGGCGGTGAAGCCGGCGCCGATCAGCGAGGCGCCGAGGCCGCCGCAGAAGGCGGCGAAGCCGGCCCAGGTGCTGGGTTCGCGCAGGCGTGCCCAGAGAAAGGCGAGGGTCGGGCTCACGAGATCACCTCGAGGTAAGGCGAGATCAGCAGCAACAGATCGTCGGGGTCGATCTTGTTGACCGGGCAGGGCAGCGCCCACGGGCGCGGCCAGAAGCCGCCCTCGATCAGGGCGGCCGCGGCCAATTCCGAACAGAACCAGGCGTCCGGATCGCGCCAATTGCGCTCGACGAAAAAGGCGACGATGGCGGTATGATCGTATGCCTTGCCGATTTGCGCGCGCGCATAGCCGTAGACTGCGGCCGCGGTTTGTGTCGGCACGGCGACGACGAGACGGCGCGCGAAACTCTGATAATTGGCCGGGCGGATCTGCACGCCGCGGCCGTAGCCGCCCGGATTGTCGGCGCGCGCGCCGAGCAACCGGCCATCGGGCAAGACGAGATCGACGTGACTCCACGACCCGTCATGCCCGAACCAGCGGATGACGGCCGAGCCGACGCCTTGTCCCAGCGAGAATTGCAGGACGACGCGATCCAGGTTCAATGGGGCGCCTACCGCCAACGGATATCCACGAGGCCTGGCACCTGCAGCAGGATCAGGATCACAACCAATACAGCGACGACCACGACCGCGATGTTGACCGCCTGTGCGATCGGCGGCGGCAACGGCAACTGCCGCACAACCCACAGAACGAGGGCGATCACGATGACGACGATCAGCAAGTAGATCAGCAGTGCGATCATCGCCTGTCCTCACGCGCCGCGCGGCACGCTGCGGCGCCATCGGGAGCGCGGCAGCAGGCGACGATGGCGGCGGCTGCCGGCGGCCGGCACCATGCGCGGGTGGCGCAGGCGCAGGTCGGTCAACTGCGTCCACGGGCCGCCCTGGCCGACATCGAAGACCCCGATATATCCCCCCTCCAGCAGCGCCGGCAGCGGCTTGGCGAGTTGGCCGAGGTGATCGAACGGCGGCGCCGGCGTCGCGCCGGGCGTGCCGGGTTGGAAATAGGACGGCAGCACGAAATCGCTGACCGGCACGCCGTCGATGTCGTAGATGACCTCTTCGACCGCGTCGCACACTTCGTACATGTAGAGCTTGCCGGTCGTCTCGCCGTCCTGAACAAAGACCGTCAGGTTGATCTCGGGATCGGCCAGCATTTCGAGCAGTTCGTGTGAGGCGGTGACGGTCCACGATCCGCCGCTCTGAATTGTGGTCCGGGCGAACACTTTGCCGAGCGGCAGGCCGGCGGCGGTCGTCTCGTGATAGCCGAGGGCGTCGGCTTGGTCGCTGTCGTCGAGGATGACGAGCTGCCAGAACGCTTGGTTCGGCTGAATCTCTTTCGGAATCCAGTGCAACGCGGCGTCAATGCCCCAGGCTGCAGCGAACTCGCTGCTCACTTGCTTTTGCAGAGCGGCGACAACGGCCGGCATGTCGGCGTCGGTGACGGCGGTCGATTCGTTGATGACCGCGACGGCGATCATGGAGTTCCTTTCGGATTATGCTCGCCGGCCAGCGCGGCGGTGAGGCGCGCGACGATGTCGGCTTTCTCGATTTTTAGCCCCGGGCAGTCCCGGTGCGTCGTCCGCGGATCCTCGCGATGGAAGCGCAGCGTCGAGGGGCTCAGGCCGAGCGCGGCGTGCAATGTGGCGAGCGCCGCAATCGTATTCGCCGCCACCTGCGCGCCGGGGCCGCTCGCGAAGTCCTCGACATCGTAGTCGCCGACCATCTCGACGCCCCAAGACAGCAAGTTCCAACTCGGCGAATGGACGCCGGAGGTGGTGAGCGGCGTAAATACCCAGATCAGATCCGGCGCGACGAACAGATGCGGTCCGGCCGACCAGTGCAGTTCGTCGCGGTAATAGTGGACGAGGTTCTGTATGCGCTCGGCCGCCGGGGGGCCGGCGCGCCATTGCGCCAATGTCGGCGCGCCGGTGTGGTGCAAGACCACGAGGTGCGGGCGCCAACTTACCCAGCGCAGGCCATTGACGTAATTGACGAAAGCGTCGGGGGTGAAGCCCTTGCCGACAATGCCTTTCCAGGCGAGCATATCACTCTCGCAGCGCCATCACCGCGGCCAGCATGTCAATCGCCGACCAGCGCGCATGCTCGACGCGCTTGCCCTCGCCGAACGTCTCGACGGGCCGCTCGGCGATGTCCTCGACGAGGCCGACCAGCGCGGCGGCGAGCTTGTGCGCCTCGGCGATCAGTTCGGACCGAGGCGGCGCGGACATGTCCATGCTCTACGGCAGCGGCGGGATCAGCGCGGACGGGGCGACGCCGAGCGCGGCGGCGAGCCGCAGGAACGGCCCTACCCTCAATTTCAACTCGCCGCTCTCGTAGCGGCAGAGACTGGCCGGCCACAGGGCGGCCCGGTGCGCAACCCGATATTGCCGCAGCCCCGCCGCTTGGCGCGCCGCGACTAGGTTGCGGCCGAGCGCGACGTACCAGGCCTCGGAGTCGCCGGCAGGGTTCAAGTGGCCCGCCCGTATTGCTGACCGGCGAGCGCGCCGAGGGCCGCGATGAGAATGCCGGAGGCCGCTTCCTGGCTGATTCGACGGCCATTCCAGCCCTGTTCGATGGCCCATTGTTTGATTGACTGTTCCGCGCCGACGACGTGCCAGAGACAGGACCCGGCCGGCGAGGCGATGCCGCCGACGAGCTGGATCTGTCGCCACACGGCCTTTTTGGCGTCCTCGACGCGGGCGCCGTCGGCTTGCTCGCGATGCGGGCCGCTGCGGCCGCCATGCGGCAGGCGCAGCCGATCATAGTCCATGCCATGCAGGCGATGATGATGGGCGAGCGCGAACACGTTGCGAAAGTCCTCGCCGGCCTGCCGCATCTCGGCCGTAATCGAGCCGCGGCGCTCCATCATGGCGAGGGTATCGATGCAGCGGTAGGGCCGCGCCGGGCGCCCGGCCTCGTCGGCGATGGCGCGCGGGACCGCTTCGATGCGATCGTGGCGGCGGCGTTCGAGGGTGGGCTCGACGAGCGGCGTGGCAACGGCAGTGCGGGGCATCGGACCTCGGCACCGCGCCGCCGGGGGTCGGCGCACAATTTAAACAGGATAGCGCCGGTATATCGGTTACATCCGAGTTGTCAAGCAACATTTACGGTGCCCGGCGGCGGCGGCGCATAAAAGTTAGTTAAAGCCCACCCCGCGCGAGCGTTGCTTGCGCGGGGCCCCCAAAGGCGCGGCCTCAGCGGTGCAGCCGGATGCGGACAAGACATCAATGGATGAGCTTCGCCACCGCGACAACGACGCCGGTCAGCGCCAGCACCGCGGCGACCCCGGTGCCGACCACCCACCGGATCAATCGCGCCTCGATCTCGCGGGTTTCGGCCCGGAGCTTCTCGATCTCGGTGCGCAGAGAGGCGTCGCCGATCGCCATCTCGCCGCGCAGGCCCGCGATCTCGGTCCGCACCTCGCCGCGCAGTTCTGCAATCTCGGTCCGGACCGAGCCGATTTCGGTCCGCATCTCGCCGCGCAGATCGGAAATCTCGGCGCGCAGCTCGGCAACGGCGACCTGGAGATCCTGCCGGGTCGCGACATCGCCGCTTGCCGCCTCGGCGATCGCGCTCGCCACGTCGTGCGCCTGGCGCGCCGGCATGCCGGCGGCTTCGAGCCGATCGGCGAGCTTGAGCGTGTCGAACAGGACGGCCACAACTATTCCCCGTTGAGCACGCGCTTGGCCGCGCGCACTTCCCCGACGGGAAGCTCAATATGCTCGGCCTCATCAAGGTCGGGCAAGGTCAGATCCTCGAAATCCTGGACCGAGTCGGGCAGCGCCGCCGCCGCCTCGGCGAACGGTCGCAGCGCTGCCCGCAGCGCGTCGCGTTCGGCGAGTATGACGGCGATCTTGGAGACGGCGCGATCCTCGGCCAAATCACGAGCGCGGCCCCAGTTCTCTTGGGTTGGTTCGACGCGTTCGGAATCGCGATGCCTATCGGGCGCGCCTGGCGGCTGGCGCGAACCGAGGCGACAGGTCATGACGCGCCCGCCGTCGCCCCGTGCACCGGCGCATCCGCCGTAAAGCCGGCCGCGTTCTCATGGCCGCCGCCGCCGAATTGTTTGGCGATAACACTGACATCAAAACCATTCCGCGACCGCAGCGAGTAATACCAGCGGCCCCGGGCGATCTCGAAATAGCAGGCGCCGAAATCATGCCCGCGCTCGGCCAACTCGCCTGCGACCTCGCTGGCGAAGGCATAGGGCGCATTGGCGATCCACAGCGGACGGCCGCCGAGCGTGCTTTCGTAGGCCGCTCGTTTGAAGTCCTCGACACGCAAACGGTAATATCGGTGGATGCTGCGGCCCTCGGCGATCAGCGGCATTGGGCCGCCGGCGACGAGATCATCCCACACGGCAAAGTCCTGCGGATAGGAACGCAGCGCCAGCGTGAACAAATCGATATCCGGCAGGCTCTTGCGCCACAGATCGCGGTCCTCGATGTAGTTGATGAAGGGCAATCTCGGCGCGCCGCCGCGCAGATAATCCCACGTCAGCCCGGCCCCGCTGCGGCGCATATCGAACAGCGCCGCAACCCGGACGCGGGCGGAAAGATCGCCGCACCATGCCGCCGCCTGCCAAGCCGGCCAGGACGGCGGTTCGGCGATCCCCGCCAGGTCCTCGGCCGCCGTTTTGTGGTGATCAATAATCAGGATCGAATGCGCCGTCTCGGCCATGCGCTCCAGCACTGCCCGCGGATAGCTGAAATCGACGATTAGCACGTTGCGCCCGCTCACGTCGGGCGGCTCGGTCTGATACTGCGCGGCACAGAAATCAACATTGTCGGCGCCGAGCACATGCCACACCACCCAAGCCGCGGCAACGCCGTCATCGCAATGACCATGAAAAATACAAAGAGGTTTCATCAAATCAACCCTTTATCCAGCGCCAGCCATTCTGGCATGGCGATTGTGCCGTCGTCGCCGATTTCGATCTGTGAGCGCGGCAACCAAACTGTAGTTTTACCGTCGTATACTTGAACGGCCTTTGCGGTCTGGGCTCGGATCTCGCAAGGGATGTCCACGAGATCGCTGCGACCGCTGGTCTTGCTCATGGCACGCCCCCTGAGCCCGTCGAAGGGGCCGCCGTCACGCCCAGCTCGGCTTGCGCCGCAGCCAGGGCGGCCGCATCCGTGCGGCGCCGACGCTCAGCGTCCTCCGCCTGCTCGATCCGCGCCGTGTGTAGCCGCGCCTCGCGATGGCGAGCGAGGCGAGCGAGCTCCGGCAAGATCTCGTCGGCAGGGCGCCGCGGCCGGCCGGCCGCGGCCTGAAGGCGAGTGAGCGCCTCGTCGAGGTCGAGACCTCCGATCTTGAGTGGCTGAAAGACGCGAAGCGAACGAGCGCTTCGCGAAGCCATGAGCGAAGCGAAGCGCTCGGGGTGAATTACCCCGTAGCCCCCCTTTAGGGGGGCGTAGGGGTAAGAGGGGGTCAACGCAAGGTCAACGCAAAGCATTTTCAACGACTTATCCGAGGTCAACGCAGGTCAACGCAAGGTCAACGCACAAAGGTCAACGCACAACGATTTCAACGTCTTAGCTCCTTTTTTGCGTTGACCTTGGCCAAACCGGAAAGGTCAACGCAGAGGTCAACGCCAATTTTTTTCTGTAAAATGGCGTGCAGAGGGATGCTCATTCGGGTTTCCCCTCTTCCGGCAGGACGACCCCGGCCGGCTTGATGACGGTGCGAAGGCGTCGATCGTTTCCCTTCGCGGCGACGATCACGAGACGCCCTTTTTCGAGAAGCCTGTCCTTTGCGGCATCAAGATCGTTGAATGAATAGCGCCGCGAGCGCGAGCCGGCTTCGACGGCCCGGGTGACATAGGTGCGCGAGAAGCGGTCGGGGCTCATCCGCGTGCCGCTTTTGGTCAGATCCATAACCCTGTCGAATACATAGCTTTCAATGGCAACAGAACCGACGAGGCCGCTTACCTCGCTCGGCATGTTGCGCACAAAAACCCCATTCTCCCAAATCAGCGGTAAAATTCCATGTCCCGGCCCCTGATTGTTTTTCATCGTTTTTAAAATGCGCTCATTCGTCCCATCTTCTTCTTCGAATTGGTCTTCTTCCTTTTTTCGAGGCTTGGTCAAATAGAGGCGCGAGCGAACGGAATTGTTCCAGGCCGTTGAGCCTGACAGTCCGGTTCCGTTGTTCATGCCCTGAAGGCTCGGATGCGCAGTCAGAATGACGCATCCTTGGATTTGCACCGCCAGGCGGCGCAATTCTGTGATGAATCGGCGCACCTGATTGCGCACAATCTCATTGCCGCCATAGGCGTCGGCGATCGTGTCGATCACGACAAGCTGGGCGCCAAAATCCAGGACCGCAGTGCGCAGTTGATCCCATAGCGGCGTTGGCAATGCGCGATCGGTGCGCCTGTCGAACTCCACCAATACGTTTTCCATCCCGACGCGCGAGACATACAGGGTTTCTACGTCGGGATATTCACAATCGTAATGCTCGTTTATGCGCGCCTGGCGGCGGTGCAATTCGTCTTTGTCGTCTTCACAGAAGAAACCGAAACCCTTGCATTTCTGTGTCTTAAGGCCAAGCCAATCCTTGCCGATCGCGGCGGCTGTCAATAGCTGCTGCATCAGCAAAGACTTTCCGATTCCACCGTCGCCGGACAGCATTCCGACAGTGCCGCGCAATAGACAACCCTCCACCATCCAATCGTATGGCGGAGGGTCTTTGAGGTACCATTCGGCTGGCGAGAACGCGCCGAACGGCTCGGCAGGGCGCGGCCTTGCGCTTGATGCGCCATTGGGGAACCGCGAAATGTTGCTGTCATTCCAACGGCCCTGCATGGCCGCACACCCCTAGCTTTGCCTGGATTGCAGCCATTCGTTGAAATCAGAGAATTCCGGCGGCGGGAACTCGACGATGGTTTCGAGCCCCTGCGCCTCGTATCCTTCGCGCGCCCGCTCCGCGGCCTTTTCACCGACTTCGCCATTATCGGCGAAGATGATGATGCGACCGACGCATTCTGGGATCGTGATGCGCCCCAACCTGGGGGCGCCGAGCACCGCCCACACGGGCAGGGAATAGAGCGCGCGGGCGGCGAGTGCCGTCTCTATTCCTTCGGCGATGCCCAAGGTCATGCCAACAATGCGCGCCAGACGCACCGCCCCGTCGCCCATCGGGCCGAGTGTCTTCTTGGCGACCTTGACATCCGCCTTCATGTTCGGCTGTAGCGGCACGCCGTTCTCGCAGGCATAGCGCGAGCGCACCCAAATGCGCTGGATGGCGGTTATGCGGCCGCCGCCATCCTGGATAGCGCCGACAAGCGCCGGTAGGGGCCTCTTGACTTCGGTGTTGTAGAGCGCGGGATGGAAGCGCAGGCTCGGCGGGATGTAGCCGCCGAGGCCTCGGCTCCAGAGATAGAGACGCGCCGGATCGTTGCCGATCGGCCGAGAATTGCGCCAGATTTCCCGAGCGGCACGCATCGCCGCTTGCTCGTCTTCATCAAGGTCGGCCGGCGCTGGGTGCGTGCGCGGCTTGAACTCGCGTTTTATCCCGAAATCGTCGCGGGAGGGCCACAGGCCGCGCGCCCGCAGCGCGTCGAGCACCGCATCCTGCGGGCAGCCGGCAAAGCATTTCACGAGGACGCGGTTGTATTTCTCGCAGACGGACAGGGCGTCGCTTTTGTTGCCGTGCGCGGGGCACGGGCAGACGCCATAGCCGCGATACCAGTGTCCCTTGAGCGCCCGAACGATGTCGCGGGCGGAGACCTGCTCGGCGCTCATTTTGCCGCCCTCTCGGGGTCGCGGTGATCGTGAACGCCGATGGAGGCCGGCTTCCCCGCGGCGAGGTAATGCGCGTTGAGCGCATCTCGGATGAGCCGCGCGCCGAGCGCGACGCCGCAATCCGGGTGCAGCGCGATGGCGCGCCCGGAGCCATACCAGAGCGCCGCCAAGCCAGCCAAAGGCTTGCCGCAGAAAAAACAGGCATCCGGCGTATGATCGCCGAAGAAGTCGGTCAGACCGGACAGATGGTCAAGGTTTTCGACGCTCAACGCGGGATCTCCTTATTTCAGAGATCCGCTGGTTCGGGCGCCCAAACGCGAGCATTCCCGCCGTGCGGAACGACGGGCTTGACGGCGACCAGGCCATATGTAGGATGCTGCCCATCGGGCGGCGAACTCCTGCTGATGAGACCAGCGGACAGTAGGCCGAGCCTTGCGGCTCGGTGTGCGTCGGCTGCTACCGACGCACCCGCCCACAATGCCACACGCCAAATTCAATGGCAAGCGCCGACCTTGCGCCGGCGCTATCATGGCCGCCACGATTGCCGCCCTCCCTCGTAAGCCCGCACCTCGACATGCCCGGTCAGATCGGCCGGGATCAGATCGGCATGCGCCGCCAACGCGGCGCGCACCTGGCGCTCGGTGCAGTGGGGACGCTTGCTCGAGCCGCCGTTGCTGTCGTGCGGCGTGAGCCCGGTGCCGTCGGCCGCCGTCCAGATCACGAGCGGCTGGCGCTTGGGCGCCTCGGCCATGAGTTTCTTCAGCCAATGCCGCACGGTCGCGGCGTCCTCGCGGTAGGCGATCGCTTCGAGGAATTTCGCCACGGCGAAGCTGCGGCGTTCGGCCGAGGTCATGGCGGCACCACGGCGACGGCATAGCCGAGCCTCCGCATCGCGCCTTCGGCTTGGCGCAGCTCGGGATAGACCCGGTTGGAGTGCGCATAGAGCCGCCGGCAGCGGCAACGGCGGACGATTCGGTATCCGCCCTCTGGCGCGAAATTGGCGTGTTGGCGAGCCGGCCGCGGCTGGTCTGGCCACGGCACGAATTCGATGTGCGGGTGAACGAGGCTATTGCAGATGCGCCACGTTCTCATGACCGATTCTCTTGACGTTTTGCGCGGCGGGTTTCCCACCCCTTTCGCGCGCGATCATTGAGTTGTTCTAATGTTTGTGACGCAATTGAACGGAGGGCGCGGGCGCTCCGTTCTTCTGGGGTTAATTTTTCCCAACTGGCTCGGGTTCGGGCGCTGCGCTCTTCTGAGGTCGCGGATGCATCACGGGAGCGGCGAATACGGGCGCTCCGTTCTTCCGGAGATAATCTTGCCCAACCGGCGCGGGCGCGAGCGCTCCGTTCTTCTGGTGTCCAAGGCATTTGAGCAGCGCGGGCGCGGGCGCTGCGCTCTTCTCGCGTAAATTTGGCCTGTCCCTTTTTTCCGTTGGCGATACGTTGTTCCGGCGGAATACTTAATGAGGCTTTGAGGGCATTGACTCTGCGCTCTTCCGGGGATTTTTTTGCCCACATCATACGTCTGCGAGCGTTACGCTCTTCCGGCGGTATGGCTGCTTCGCGAGCGCGAGCGATAGCACTGCGCTCTTCCGGGGTTCGTGATGCATTTGCGCGCCTGGCGCGGGCGCTAAATTGTTCCGGAGTAAGACCCGGAACCCCATCGCCGCCGTCCGTCATGTTGCATAACGGTCCATTAGGATAACGGCCAATGGCTTTGATAAATGCCATCTCAATCGAGAACGCTTCTTCTTCCAAAAGATTTTCCAGAATCTTGATTTTGGGAATTTCGCCAAGCATGCTCCACGTCTTCTCAATGAAACAAGATTTCAGGATGTTTATGGAAGCGGCTTCTCGTTCATGCCGCAACCAACGATCACCCGTTCCCTTTCCGATATATCGGGGAATACCAAGCCAATCGAAAAGCACATAGATATAAAACCGCCGGGCACTGGCGTGTGTCTTCTGTATTGCGAGCGGTCTCACCGCGACCTCAGCCAGAACGGACCGCCGCAAAGCCGATGATAGGCTTCGCGCGTCACGGCGAGCGGATCGGGCGGCGGTGGATCCGCCTTGTTGTTGGGACAGTTGAGTGTGCCGCCGCCATCCCTCAGACCGAGAGGATGCGAGGCGTAGCACGGGCAGGGATCGTCGGGGGCGGCATAATAGGGCTTGCCGGCGCGCCGATAGCAGACGGCATGCGCGAGGATGCGCCGCCGCTCGACAGCAATGGCGTCGTAGTTTTCGACGATCGGGACGCTGTTGGACATTACCAACCCTCCCAATCCGAGGGCGGCGGCGCGAACACGATGGCGAGCAACGCAGCCGCCGCGACGATCAGAATTCCGGTGACGACGCCGGCGGCAAAGACGATCATGCGGCCTCTCCGACGCATGGCACATGGCTTCCGACAGCGAAGCGCGGCATATCCGAATTTTTACGCATGGCTCGCGGCGGGTTTTCCGATGGAGACGCGGACGAAATGGCGATTTCCCGCGGCTTTGTTGCGGCGGAGATATGCAGATATGCGCACAAATTTCGGGAAATTGGTTCCATATCCGGACCTATTGACGCATACGTGCATAACACCGCCGCGGCGAGGGCGGCGACCGTGGCGGCGCGCACGCCCCAGGTGGCGAGTCGCGCCCGCTGTCGTGGCAACCATCCGAGCGGGTCAAAAAGGCGATGAGCAACAGCGCCTCGACGACGAAGCCGAGACCGAGGATGAGGGCGGCGTAGGGGTCGATCATGCGGCGGCTCCAGAGTGCGGTATGGAATTGGCCGGCCTTACGGCCAGGCGCAGCGGAATTCGCCACTCCTGCAACTTGGCGATAGCCTCGTCGAGCGAGCGCACGACGGCGACCATGCCGCCGGCCCGCGCAAGGCGGTCGAACATGGCGCGCTGGGCCGGCGACAGCTCGCCGCGCGCGGATTTCAGCTCCAGGCCGTAATAGCGGCAGCGGTAGACGATCTGGATATCGGGCCAGCCGGCCTTCAGGCCGGCGCCGTTGAGAATGGCGCCGCGCACGCGGCCGCCGCCGCCCGCCGGGAAGGTCGTCCACACCGCGGGCTCGCACAGAGCCGCGTCGAGGAGTTGCGCAATCGCGCGCTGCAACTGCAGTTCGTCGCGCCTCATCGCAGCGTCCCGGCGGGGTGATCGGCCGGCCCCGCGCCCTCCGGCCGATCTGCGGGGCGACCGGGCCGAGGAGCGCCCGCGCGGGCCGCATGCTGTTGCCGCTTGTGCTCGACCCACACCGTCCAAGAGCGGAAGCTGTCGACCTCCGGATCGTATCCGTCATCATCGGGGTCCCCGCGGGATCCCCATGGACCCTTGGGATCCCGCGGGGCTGGGGCGATCGTCATGCCGCCCTCGCCGGGCGCTGCGGCAGCGCGTCGGGCGCGCGCCACACGATCGCATGGTGTGCGGCGCAATAGGATGAGCCCGGCGCGCACGGCTTGCCGCAGTACATGTCGGGGCGCAGCGGCAGCGGCGCGCCGACGATCCAGCGGCAACCCGCCGCCGGGATCGCGGCGATGAGCGCGCCCGGCCGCGGCGGCGGGGCGTGGTCGCGCAGGCCTCGCCGATCGATGCGGCCGATCACCATATTCTTGGTGATTCGCACGCCATAAATATCGCTCAGACGCGCGGCGATCCGAGCGGTGGACAGCCCCGTTTCAAGAAGATCTTTGATCTCCTCGTCGCCGATCCGCCGCCACGGTGACGCAGAGGGCAATCCGCCCCGCAGCCGCCGCAGCCCCAACACCGTGTAGCCGATGTGCTGGGTGCGGAAGGGCGAGACGCCGAGCCGGCGCGCGATCGCCGCGTAATCGAGCCCGGCGGCGACGCCGTCGCGCACCGCCGCAATCTCCGCCGCGGTGCAGCGGCGCCACGGGCGTTTACCATTGCTCTTCGCTGTGCTATCGATGGTCCCTGTCATTTGCAGTTTCCCACCTTTCGCGCCGCGGCCCGTCCGCGGCGTTCTTTTTCACTGCGCCCACCGGGCGAGGCGGCGGCCGATCCGGCGCAGCCACGGGCGGCGTTTTGAGAATTTCGAGACTATCCACACCAGATTGCGCAGCCCCCGCCGCCACACCGTCCCCATCGCGTCTCACTCTTTCAAGGGCGCGCCGGAGGGGCGCCCGCTCTTCCTGTTCTTGCCGGTCGAACTCCGCTATGGCGGCCTCGAGCAGTTCGCGCGTGCCTTGTTCCGAGCAGTGCACATTGAGCCAGTGCTTGATCGTCGGCGCCGGGCGCCCGGTGAGGATCTGCAGGCGCTTGACGGCATGGCTCTTGAACACGAGGCGCACGATTTCGCGCACGCTCAGCTCGCGCTCATCCTTCCTGGGTGAAGACAACTCCATTTCTCCCCGCCATCTATGAGCCGATGGCGGAGCGACGACAGAGACGGCTGAGAGAGCGCGTTCGCGAGTCATCCCGCGGCGCAGTGACGATGCGCCGGAAGGATGGGCGCCCGGGGCCCGGCTTGAGCGGTCAAAGCCCCGGGCGCTTTCGGCCAGCCCCCCGGCGTGGCCGAAATGGGAATCCTCGTCGAGAGCGTGCTGGTCGCCCTGCCCGGCCCACGCCAGCGCTCGCCCGACGGCCATGCCGAGCGGCAGCGAGGCGGTGCACCACGCCGACAGGGCGAGCAGCGCCGTGTTCATGCGGCGGCTCGCCCAGCCCCGCGGGAGGGGGCACCCCACACGATTTTCAATCGCGTGGGGACCTCTCTCCGATCCCGCGGGGACCCCGATGATGACGGTTTCAATCCGCGCCCCCGCACTGGGGGCGACGCTCGCGATGACGGAAGCGGCCCACAGGGCGTGTTCAGCGCGCCTGTGGGCCGCGTTCCCGGCCGCCGTTCAAAGCGCCTCTCCGGAGGGACGCGGGAGGCGGCGGATGACAGCGTTAACCGGCATGTCCATGGACGCGAGCGGAGCCCGGCATCACAACTCACGCTGTCTGTCGGGACGCCGCCGCGCGCCCCATGGGGGGGGTGCCCCGCCCGGTTCGTATTCGTCATTGGATCCACCGCGGCACTGCGCTGTTGGACGCGCTCTCTTCGGCGCGCGGCCTGTCGAGCGAGGCGAGGCAGGCGCAACCTTCCGCGGCCAGCGCGCGCCATTCCTCGGCGAGGTGGCGCCAGAAGCGCACGCGGCGACGCTGATGCCAGGCGGCAACACCGGCGACGAGCGCGGCGAGCCACGGCGCGAGGAGGAAGGCGGTTGTCATGGAGGGGGCGCCTTCCGCGCCGCCGCCAGCATCTCGGCGGCGGCATCCATGGCACTGTCCGGATCGCGCAACGGCCCGCGCACGCGCTTGCCGACGAACGCCCACCAGGCCGGCGGCGTATTTGGAAAGGTGTCGATGAAGCGCACCTCGGCGCCCTTGGTGCGGTAGAGATTTGGTGAGACGCCGTGCCAGGAGATGCGCGCGCTCATGCCGCGGAATCTCCGGGATCGTCTTGCGGAAGAGCCGTCATGCGCCGCAGCGGGATCACCGCCGCCGGGCGCGGGTCGGGCTCTTCACCGAAATGTCTGACCGCGGCGCGCGCGCACGGCCGGCAAATGCCGATGCTCGGCGTGTGTCGGCTCGCGAACAGCCCGCCGCGCGCCAGCGTGTACGCCGCCGGGTCCTCGCAAAAGGCGCAACGGCAGTCGCCGATCATGCGGCGCCCCCATCCTCTCCCGGTCCGGTCAGCACCGCGAGCGCGTCGGCAAAGAGCTCCTGCCGCCGGGTCAGCGCGCGCACGCGCAAGAAGAGGTAGACGATTGCCGCGGCATCAAGCGCGGCCAGGATCAGCGCTGCAAGGATCATGCCGCCTTCTCCTCGGCCGGCGGCCGTTCGACACCTTCTGGCCATTCGAGACCATGCGGCCAATTGGCGGAGAACCAGCGCATGATCCGGTTGTAGCGGCCGATCGTAATACCGCCGCCGCGCGCGACGTGATCGAGCGTCTTGCCGTCGTTGGCGGCAAGGGTCGAAACCCGCGCTCGGCCACGTTTGGTCGCGGCGCCGTAGCGATCGGCGACAATCAGGAGTGCTTCGGCGTCATATCTCATGTCCCGCACATTATGCGGGATAAATCCCGCAATCGTCAACGGGAAACATACCGAATGATTCGGCAGGAATGCTGCGGTAAATTAACCTCGTGATGACGCGAAATGAATTGCTCCGCCGCATCGATGCGGCCAAGGCCAAGAAGGGATGGTCGGATCGGCGGGCTTCGAACGAAGCCGGGCTCGGCCCGGACTTTATCCGCGATCTGCGGCGCCATCCGCTCTCCAAGATCGCGGTCCACAAGTTGGTGGCGCTGGCGCGCGCGCTCGATTTGCCGACCGCCTATCTGATCGAGGAAAACGCCGACCTGCTGACGCGCGATCGCCCGGAATCGCTCGATCCCGACCGGCTGCGCCGCGCCACGCTGGCGGCCGAACGCGCCGTCCGCGACGTGAGCGAGGACAGACGCGAGATCGTGAAAGCCGATCTGATCTATGAAATCTATGAGGTATTGAGCGAGCGCGCCCGCGCCGGCGAGGAACCGGACGACGAGCAGGCGCTCGGCCTGATCGATGCGCTGATCCGGCGCATGGTGCTCAGCCGGGTAAATCCCCGCTGACCCATCCCCAACGCCAAGCGGCACAAAAGAAAGACCGGCGTCAGCGCCGCCTCGCTCCCGTGGCGTAAGAGGCCGGATGCTGTTTTCCGCGCGGGTGGCGGCGTCGGCGCCCCCCATTTCGCGACAAAACGCGCATAATCTTGATATTGGGGCAGTTCTCGTACGACGAGAACTAATAGCCTATGCTCAGCTTCCGTTAGCAATGTTCGTGTCCTGATAGGTTTTATGAGCATATATCAACCAATGATTTTGCGAAGGGGCGATCGTTTGGAAGACGTGTAAAATCAGCGAATGCGGGATTCGCCCCGCTGATTCCGATTGACGCGGTATTTTAACCGCGGTATATTTCCCCCATCAATCGCCGATGGGAGGAAACGGTGTCCCCCGCACAGCATCTCACGGAAGCCTCTCTGAGCCTTTGGCGCGCGGCCGAAGAGCCGCGCCTCGGGCTCGCCTACCGCGCCCATCTCAGCCATGCCGCCACGGCGCTGATGCGCGCCGGCGAGTGTCGTCTTGCCGTCCGGGTGCGCCGCATCCGCGACGGCCGCGGCGCCGCTTTCTGCGGCATCTGGGCTTTGCGGGAGGCCGTCAAGGCGCGCGCCGCCGAATTTGCGGCCAGTGAGTGGAGGGCGGCATGAGCACCGCCCTCGAACGCAACGCTCCGGCCCCCGGCGCGAGCTGGGAACCGCCCGAGGAGTACGGCTCCGGCATCCTGCCGCTCGCCGCCGAGGTCTATGTCGAGCGGGCGCTCGAACACGCCGCGGCGGAACTGCGCGGGCTGATCGCGCTCTATCCGAATCACCACGCCCTGGCGCTCAGGTGTCGTCGTCTCTACGACACCCTCGACGCGATCGCCGAGGAGCTGCAGGTACGGAGGCCGCGGCGATGACCGCGCCCGATCATCTGCGGCTCGTGCCGCGCTTCCCCGAGCCGCGCTGCTGCGTCGGCTGCGAGTTCCGGGGCCACTGCCCGCCGGATCTGTGCATCGCCGCCGCGATCCGCGCCGGGCTTGCCGCGAGCGAGCGGCATTGGTGGCCGCGGCTGCAGCATGCGCTCGACTGCGCCGCCGCCTTCGCGGGCGGCCTCGGGCTCGCTTGGGCGTCGGTCGTGCTGCTGCGGTTCTGGGGGCTGTTGTGACCGATCTCACCGCCGTCGTCCAAGCGCACCGCACACTCGCCGCCCAGATCCGCGAGGCGTTCCCGGAGGAGGACGAGGTGGCCCTCGCCGACAGCATCGACGCCGCGACTGAGCTTGACGCCGCAATCCTCGCTGTGCTGCGTGCCGCGCTGGAGCGTGAGGCGATGGCCGAGGCGCTCGGCGGCATGATCAAGCAGATGAGCGAGCGCAAGCGGCGGCTCGAAGAGGGCGCCGCCGGCATGCGTGCCGCCTGTCTGCAGGCCATGCTCAATGTCGGCTGGAAGCGGCTGCCGGCGGCGGCGCCAGATCTTACCGTCACGGTCGGCAATGGGCGACCGAAGGTGATCGTCACCGACGAAGCAGCATTGCCCTGCGATCTCGTCGAGATCGTCGCCAAGCCGAACAAGAAGGCGATCGCCGCGGCGCTGGCGGCCGGGCGGGGGGTGCCCGGCGCGGTCCTCGGCAATGCCGAACCCCATTTGATCGTATCGAGGAGGTAGAGGTGGATATGGACGCTATGCCGTCCTGCTGCGCGGTCATGCAGAGCGCCGAGATCGGCGAACTCGCCGCGGCGCTGGCGAAGGCGATGGGCGAGGTGCAGAACCCGGCGCGAGATCGCACCGTCACGATCCCCGGACGACCAAACTACTCTTACGCCACTCTGAACGCGGTGTTCGACGCGATCCGCCGGCCGCTCGCCGCCAATGGCCTCTGGCCGTCGCAAGGACTGATCGAACGTGGCGGCAAGACCTGTCTGCGCACGGTCCTGCTGCACTCGTCGGGCCAATGGATCGCCAGCGAGGCACCGCTGCTGCCACAGGGTCAGGGCAGCCAAGCTTTCGGGTCGGCCCTCACTTACATGCGCCGCTATGCACTGTGTGCGCTGCTCGGCGTCGTCGCCGACGAGGACGACGATGCGAACGCGGCCGACGACAATGCGGCCAAGACCGCGCCGCGGGCGCTGCGCGCCGCCAAGGCCGCCCCCGCGCCACCGGCGTCGCCTGCCAAAGCGGGCGCCGCGCCCGCCGTGTCGCCCGGCCGTCCGCAACTTCTTGCGCTCGCCAAAGAGCGCGCTAGGGAATTCGGTTTCGACGCGTTTAAATCGTGGTGGTGGGAGATCGACGAGAAGGATCGCGCGGCGCTGAAACCGCACGAAGCCGAGCTGGCGAAGATCGCCAGAGAGGCCGATGCGGCGGGCGCCAAAAAGGCTAAGCCGCCGCCCCATCCGGATGAGAGCGCCAAGCTCGACAGCGAGCCCGACTTTGTCGGCGAGGACGACGCCGAGCGGGTGCTGGCACCGTGAAAGACGCGATCCTCGTGCGCAAGGCGCCGGCGCCGCCCGGCGCGCCGCACAAAGACATGCTATTGCCGGCCGACAGCCACGCCGCCGCGGCGCTCGCGGCGCTGCCGATCGCCGAGACGATCGCCGTCAAGGTGGTGCGTGAGCGCTCGCTGCCGATGCACCGCCTGTTCTTCGGCATTTTGCAGCATGTCGCCGAGAACTCGCGATTCGAGACGGCCGAGAGGCTGCTCGTCGCCCTGAAGATCCGACTTGGACGGTATGACCTCTGCCGCCTGCCGAACGGCCGCTGCGTGCCGGTGCCGCAGTCAATCAGCTTTGCGGCGATGGATCAGACGGAATTCCGCCGCTTCTTCGACGACGCCGTGAAGTTGATCTGTGAGGAAGTGCTGGGCGGCATGGACAGCGCGCAGTTGATCCGTGACGTCGAGGCCATGCTCGGGCTGCCGCCGCTTCCCCAATCCGAACCGACGCCCGCGGCAGAGGGCGCCGGGACCGCGGCGCGCGGCCCTGAGCCTGTCGAAGGATCGCGCGGGGACCCCGGTGAGGACGTCGCAATCCCGATCTTTTCGTTCCGCGCCGGCGCTGGCCCGCGCGACAAGGCCAACGCCTTTCACTACTGGATCGAGGCGATCGACAACCGCGCCGATCTGTTGCGCTTGCAGAACCGCAACGCCGCCGCGCTGGTCGAACTCGGCAAGAGCGCGCCGGCCGAATACGACGAGGTCATGGCCGCGTTCCGGGCACGGCATGTGGCGCTTGGGGGCGCGGCGGGATGACCGCGCCCGCTTGGACCCCAGGCCCGTGGGCCGTCACGGAGGAAAATCATCGTCTCTATGTGTCGCCCGTGCGGAGCTTTGATGGCGAGATCAGGGCGTGCAGCTATCCCCGGCTCGCCGATTTCCACGAGCCCAAAAGCGGCGCCGGGCGTGGAATGTCGCCGCGATGGCACGGCTTTGACGCGGAGACGCGGGCCAATGCCGCCCTGATCGCCGCCGCGCCGGAGCTGTATGCGGCGCTGGTTGCGGCCCGCGACATGCTCGCCGCGACTTGGTACGACAATGGCGAGACACTCGGTGGCCCGGATCTATTGGCCTGCCTCGATGCGGCGCTTGCCAAGGCCAGAGGCGAGCCATGACGACACGGGTCATCATCTGCCGTTGGTGCGGCACTGCGATCGAGCCCAATGCCGCACGATATCGGCTGTTCCAATCGCGCTCCACCAAGGCGGTCGGTCGCTGGATCGCGCATTCCCACCCCTCCTGCGGTCGCGAATTGCTGAAAGTGGTCGCGGCCATCCGTGGCGTGCCGAATGAGGCGCTCGGCGCGCATTACGGCGATCCCTGCGCGGTTGTGACATTGCCGCCTCGCGGACATGTGCGCAGAGAGCCCGCATGACCGACCTGCAGCACTACGCCAAGGCGCGCCGCGGCTGCCTCGCCGTCGTCGAACGGCAACGCAACGCCGTATCCATATCGCCGCCGAGTTTCGCGAAATGGTCCGAATACTTGCCGGCCACGATCGTCTCGGTCACCCGCGACGGCAGCGTGAAGCTCGTCAAGCTGTACAACGATATCCCGCTCAAGGCCGACCGCGTCGTTGGCTGGTCGGCGATCTGGGTAACGGACCTTCCGGCCGCGCCGATCATGGCGGCGCTCGGTAACGCATCGTGGAAGAGCCTCGACGAGGCGCGCGCGGCCATCGCCAAGGCGCGGGACGGAGCGGTGGCATGACTCTCGACGAGGCCCGCGCACAAATCGGCAATGTCGTCGATTGGATCTATTCGCCCGAGAGCGGCCATAGCCGCCTCGCCACGATCGACGGCATCAGCAAGCGGACCGGCAAGGTCGTGATCTACACGCTATCAAGCATCCGCCGTGGCCGCTACACGCGGCGCCTGGTCGATGCCGGGGAATTGCGAGCGCGGCAGCGGGGCTAGATGACAATGTCGTTCGACGCCACCCCGCAGTCGGTGAAGAGCGCGCTGGTCGCTGATCTGTTCTGCGGCGCCGGCGGCTCAAGTACGGGCGCCCGGCGGGCGCTTGCCCGTCTCGGATATCGGATGAATCTGGTGGCCGTGAATCATTGGCCCGTCGCGATCGAAACGCACCAACGAAACCATCCCGGCGCACGCCACTTCTGCCAGGACGTCAACGCCGCAAAGCCGGCCGATCTGGTCCCGGAAGGCAAGCTCGATCTGCTGATGGCCTCGCCGACCTGCACCTTTCACTCTCGCGCCCGCGGCGCAAAGCCGATTAACGACCAGGGACGCATGGATCCCTGGGCGATCGTCCACTGGGCGACGGAACTCCGCGTCAAGCGCATCCTCGTCGAGAACGTCCCGGAGTTCGTCGAGTGGGGTCCGCTTGATCTGCGCACCGGCCGGCCGATCAAGCGGCGCAAGGGAGAATATTTCCGGGCTTGGCTCAAGGCGTTCGAAGCGATCGGCTTCCGCGCCGGATGGCGCATCCTGAATGCTGCCGACTTCGGCGACGCGACCACGCGCGAGCGTTTCTTTTTGATGGCGCGGTCCGACGGCCGCCGCATCCGCTGGCCGGAGCCGACGCACAGTCGCGACGGGATCGACCTTCTGGGGCAGCGCGTGCGCAAATGGCGCGCCGCTCGTGAGATCATCGACTGGTCGGTCGAGGGCCGTTCGATCTTCGACCGCCGACGCCCGCTGGCGCCGAAGACCCTGGCGCGCATCTATGCCGGAGCGGTGAAATTCCGCTGGCCGGAGCCGTTCCTCGTCGTCCTGCGCCAACACATGGATGCGCAGAGCCTTGATGCGCCGCTGCCGACCGTGTGCGCCGGCGGGACGCATATCGGGCTCGCCGAGCCGTTCCTGCTGAACCGGCATGGCGACCACAATGGCGGCGCTCGCGTCCGCCCCCTCGAAGCCCCAATGACCACAGCGACCGGCAGCGGCGCCGGATACCTCGTCGAGCCGTTTATCCTGTCTCAGGCTTCCGGTGGGGCGCCGCGCGCCGTCGCAGAGCCGGTCCCGACGATCCCAACGGGCGGCGCACATGCTCTCATAGCACCCTATTACGGCTCGGGATCGGGCAAGAGCTGCCGCAATGCCGAATGCCCGCTGCCGACCGTGACGACACGCGATCGCTTCGGCCTCGTCATGCCGGTGACACACTGCGACGGCAGCAACCGGGCGCGCTCGGTCGATGACCCGCTCCCGATAGTGACGACCGCGGCGCGCGGCGAACTCGCCTTCATCACCGCCGCGTTCGGCGCGCGGGTGCATGACATCGCCGAGCCGGCGCCGACGATCTGCGCCCAGGGGCGCATCCAGCTCGTCGATCCGGTGGCGGACCGCCGCCGCTACGATATCCGCTTCCGGATGCTCGAGCCGCGGGAATTGGCTCGGGCAATGGGATTCAAGGACGAAGAGACGGAATACGAATTCGTCGGCACGAAAACCGAGATCGTCAAGCAGATCGGCAATGCCGTTTGTGTTAATATTGCGGCAGCGCTGGTGACAGCTCTTTTTAAAACTTGAAGCATCGAGGAGCGCTGAGTGATGTCCGACATCGACGCCCAGATCGACATTGTCCGGCGCGGGATCGCGCAGATGGAAGAGGTGCGCCAGCAATTCGTGGATGCCGGCATAAGCACAGCCGGCGGCGACGAGGGCATCGCCGCCATGCGCGCCGTGCTGCGCACGCTGATGGCGGCGAAGGCGTGGGCCGCGGCGGCCGAGAGCATCGGCCTCGATCTGATCGACAATGACGACGATCTGATGGCGCTGTTCCGCGCCATCAAAGGGAGACCGAAATGACCGACACCGACGAGGCCGCCGTCGAGCGGATGGCGCGGGCAATACCAATGATTCTGTTTTGTCCGGCCTGTGGATTACAGCACATCGATCAGGCGGAGCCGGAATGCGGATGGGATAACCCGCCGCACCGCTCGCATCTTTGTCGCGGGTGCGGACATATCTGGCGCCCAGCCGACATGGCGACGACGGGCGTCGAGAACATCAACACGGCTGGATCGTCGGACAGTCCTGCGATCCGCGGCCAAGCCCTCTGCGCCGGCCCACTGCCGCGCGCGGTGTTGCGGCGGGCTGTGGAAGAGATGCGACAGCCGAGTGCGGAGGTGATCGCGGCTGGGCGGACTGAGATCAAGCCGGATCACTTGCCGGCCGACGATGGAGATGCCGCGCAATGCTGGCGCGCAATGATCGATGCCCGACTTGCCGAGTTGGCGTGCGAGGAGGCGGCGATGTCGCGTGACGATCCCCACGACAATTTCCCCGATGACGAGGATTGGTCAACCGACGATGAAAACCCCGGAGCCGAGTGCGGCCGATGGAGCAATGGACGACTCACGAAGTGGTGCGCTCTCGCCGGAACCGAGTTCTGCGATTTCGAGTGCCCCTACCGTGACTGACCCGGTCCCGGACCCTGTCGCGCGGGCGACCACCATCTACGACCGCGCCATCGCCGCCTGCAATGCCGCCGGGACATGCAGCGAGCCGCATTACCGCGCCGCCATCATCCGCGAGATTGCCACGCTGCTCGCCGAGCACGAGCGCCGCGTGGCCGAGTTGCTGGCGCACAATACCGCCGGGGTCAAGCGCCGTCGCGCCGTCGAGGCTGAATTGGCGAAATGGCGTGATCTGTTCCCGTCGAACCCGGACGGGAGCCCGCAAACGTTGGATTATGCGCTGCATTACCACCGTGAACTATATCGGCGCCTGCGCGAGGTCGAAGCCGAGCGCGACCGGCTGCGCGACAGACTGCGCATCCCGGACGCGCCCCCAATCGACGGCAATTGCCGCGCCTACCTGGATCGCGATGGCCGGCCCTGGTGCTGGCCCACTGAGTACACGATCGAATGGTGGAACATGACCGGCTCGTTCGAGAACGCGCGCCAGTTCCGCGACACGCTGGCCGGGGTCCCGGAGCCGTCACGGCGTCTCAATCGCGCGCTGCTCGCACGATCCGAACAGAGGGACACGCCATGATCTGTCCGTCTTGTCACGGCCGCGGCGGCCGGCACGTGATCCGCGACGCTCCAGTGAACGGACATCCGACGAGGTTCGCGCAGTGGGTTCCGTGCGAAGCGTGCCTAGGCGGGATCGCGTCGTGCTGCGATATGGCTGGCGAAAGCGGTCCGTGCACGAATCCAGCGCCGCAGCAATTGGCTCTTGATCTGCGAACGAAGGACAGAAGCGATGTCTCGTGAGGTCGCCGCGCTGCTGCGCCGCGCCCGTGAGCTGCAGGCTCTCCACGATGAGCCGGACCCGCTCGCGGCGCTCCGGGTCGCCGCTGAGGAGCGGCAGGCAAGTGACGAGTTGAAGATTGTCGCTCTCTTTGCGCTTCGGGGCACGCGACCTTACGAGATCCGAAGCCTCTCGGAATGGGCGCGCAAGCCCGGCCGCACGCTCGCCGAGGCGCTCGCGTTGCTCGACAAAGCGATTGCCGCGGAGGAAGGCAATGGCTGAGTGTCCCGACTGCCGCGGCGACGGCACGTTCACAGCGCTTGTCCGAACGACGCGCGGGTGCCAGCGCGAGCTAATCCGCTGTGGTCGCTGCAAAGGCAGCGGGCAGATCGATTCGCAACAGGAAGAATGGATCAGGATCGGCGGCACGCACCGCACGTGGCGCGTCGCCCAGCACGAGTCGATCGGCGAGTGCGCCCGCCGGCTCGGGATCACCGGCGCCGAGTTGTCGGACATGGAGCATGGGCGCGCCGATCCGACGATGCTGATTGCCGATACGCCAGAGGTGCTGCGCGATGGCTGAGCGCCTGCCGCCTGGCAACGCCGCTGTAACACTGCCCGCATGCACGATCTGGCAGCCTTGGGCAAGCCTGATCATCGAAGGGCTCAAGCCTTACGAGTTCCGCCAATGGCCGGCACCACGGTCGATGCGCGGCCGGCGCATTGCGATTCATGCTGGCGCGCGTTTAGTCAGGCGTGCGGAGGTTGCGGATCTGCTCGCTCGCCTGCGCAACGACGGCGAAGCATGGACGACGGGGCTCGTGGCCGAGCCGGCACTCGCCCTGTTGGAACGCGTGCATCTTTCTCCCGGCATCCTGCCGCTGTCGTCCGTGCTCGGAACAGCCGTTCTCGGCACCCCGATCCGGGCGAGCGAGATCACCGACCTCGGAACGCCGATCGCCGACTCCGACCGGATCGATCAGCACGTGCAGGCATGGCCGTTGCGGGATATCGAGCGGTTTGCCGTGCCTGTACCGGCTCGAGGCGCGCAGGGGTTTTGGCTTTGGCGATATGAGCGCGTCGATGCCTGAATTGATCCGGCCCGGCGTGGCGGCCGCGATTTGCGGGATCTCGACAAAGACGCTCGCCAAACTGGCGCGCGACGGCAAAATACCCGGAGCGGCCGAGTTGCTGCCGGGGCTGTGGCGGTTCGACGAGGCCGAGCTCAGGGCGTGGATCAGACGACGGAAGACGGCATGTCAAGAGAAGGAGTCCCCCACCTCTACAAACGGGGTCGGACCTATGCCTACCGGGTGCAAATTGACGGAAAGAACGTTACGCGAAGCCTACGAACAGGCTCTAAGCCCGAAGCGCTCAAGAGGCTGAAGCAACTCGAGGCCGAGACGGAGCACCGCCGCTTTCATGGCGAGGCCCGGCATCGCTGGGAAGAGGCGGTCGTGTCCTGGCTCGCCGATGCCGTTGGGCAATATCGGCTGAAGACTTTGGAGCGGTACAAATTCTCGCTCGCCAAGGTGCGCGGTATCCTCGACGGTCTCTATGTCGATCAGATCGACCTGCGCACGATCGCGAAGATTGCGCGGCGCCCGGGTGTGACGCATGCGACCCGCCGACGGGACATCACCGCCGTCTCGGCCGTCCTGCGCTGGTGCGTCGCGCAGGGGTGGCGGCAGGACAACCCCGCGCAGCTCTGGGACCGCACCACGATCCGCGAGACGCGCGAGCCGATCCGCCTTCCGGAGCCCTACGACATCGAATGCGCCATCGCCGCGGCGCCCCGAGCGATGGCTCCTCTGATCCGCTTCGCGCAGTATACAGGAATGCGCCAGGAGGA